ATGAACGCCATTAACGCCGCTGAATCGTCCATCATCGAAGCCACGCCGGCCATCGTCGCCAAGCACCGCGCCGCCGGCATCCTGACCTGGAAGCTTATTCACCAAATCGAAGATGAGGTCATGCACGAGGTGGCCCAGTCGGGCAAGCATGCGTCCAACCTGCTCCGCATGCTGAAGTCCTCGCCGTTTTTGGGTTACCCGAAGGACGATACGCCCGCCGACTTCACGGGCAGCGAAGTGTTGCCGATCACTTTCAGCGTGATCCAAGACGCCTGGAATCGGGTCAACTGAACCGACGCCATGGGCAACAGCAAACTCGCCGCCGGCTGCCACGTTCGGACCACGGCCTATGACCCGGTTCCACCAATCGGGGCGAGCGGCATTCTCGCTCAGGTCCAGGGCAATCACATTGCCGCAGGACTGCGCACGCTCGGCCCAGCCACACGCGAGGCGCCAAGCCACCACGAGGTGCTTGTGGATGCCGGCCATCTTGGGACCGTGCGCCTATTTGTCGAGAAGAAGCAGGCCCGGCACGGCCGGCATTCGCACTACTTCTGGTCGGCCTACCGGGCCGAGCTAGCGAACTAGCGCCATGTCGGCTACCACCATTTTTCTCGAAGCCCATTACTTCGGCGAGGACAGCGAAGAACTGCGGCTGCCGTGCGATGCGGTCGCGGCCACGGCCGGCGGGCTCGTGGTAACTGGGCTGGAAGCCCGACACTTGCAGGCGCTGACCTGGCGGCCGGACTTTCTCTCCTACTGGTCCGATGGTCTACTGGTGCGGCTCGCAGTCGGGAGCTGGACTGCGCTGGGCGACACCACGGTTCGCTTTTCGCTGCGCTGAAGCAATGCCCCGCAAAAACCTGCCCGCGCTAGTAAGCCACCTGATCGCGCAAGGCGGCCTCTATGAGGGCTTTGTGCTGACGCCCTACTGCGACCGCGTCGCGGAGTGCCACAAGTAGCTGAATCGCCAGGCTGGGATCCTGGCCATCGGCCCGTAACGCGCGAACCATCTTAATCTGTTGCCGCACTCGTCCCCTTCCCTCCCGCAAATGCCTTTGGGACTGGGCTAAGTGCCGCTGCTCCATTTCGAAGTTGACCATGTCCGCTCCGCACGCATTTGGACCACCAAACGCTCTTTCATACTAGTGTGGCCACCAAGTTTTGAGGCAGTTACCGGCTGACCTATAATTTAAGTGCTGACTGAGACACGCCCGTAGCAAGCGAAGGTAGGTCAGCGAAACGATCACATTTCCCCATATGAAACGTGGTCGTGCAGGCCGGCGACCTGCAAATCCGAACCGGGTCAAATGATCCGGTTCGGCCGCGTGCAACGACAACTGAAAGCGCCGAGCACCTGTGATGGTGCTTTTTTTATGGCCGCCGATTTGCGATCGGCGATCAGCTTGGGGCGAAGCCAAGCGACTTCGCGCGAGCTTGACATCACAAGAAGATTTCGGTGTTGCGCTTTCGCGGCGCACAGCCCCAGCTCATGCCGTAAAAAAATGTTTCCCGCGTTGCGAGCCGGCTTGGGTCAACACAAAGTGGGCGGACTATTACCGAGCGCAGCCTTCGGCTGTGCGGACTTCATGCAAACCTATCCCCTTCGCCGGAGACGAAGATGCTGAGCCCACATGAAATTGCCGCCTTGATGCTCCTTAAGGATGCCAACGAGACGCCCGAATTGGATCCCGCCGACCTGAATGCCCTGGCGCGCAAAGAACTCGTACAGATGGACCGCCAAGCGCACCAACAAGGGCGCGTACGCCTTACCGGTCGAGGCCGCCAGTTCCTCGCCACCATCGCTCGTAGAAGCTGACCCATGACACCCAAGCCCCGGCACCAATTCTGCCGCCGTGCTAGGGGCGTCCACCGCAATCGCCGCCGCGTGATCGCTTAACTCTGAATTTCACAAAGTCTAATTGCCGCAAGGCGCCTGGCCTCATAAAGTGATCGGATGCGCTCCCTCCCTGCCAACACTGAGCGCAGCGCATGCTTGTGCCCTCGCCCACCCCGGCCGAGGGCTTTTTCTATTTGGCCTACATTCGAAATCCGCGCATCGCTTGCAAATCAACCATATGGCCCATATCAAGCCTTACGTCCATTGTTTAACCTTCCCGATACAGTCCGCCGACGGGGACGGGACCGGGATTGCTGGTGAACAACGAGATCAGAGACCCTGACAGGGTTACGAGGAATCGCCGCCTTCTTGATAACGCTCTCCACGTTCACAGCGAAGTAACGCCGGCGGGCTGCCCCGGCCTTTTCACCGCTCTCCCCCAAAAGACGGACAGGAACAGCTTGCGCAGATCGCGCCCGCGCCACACCGCGCGGCCTACCGAAGTGGGTGAGCGGGTCCGCTACGGCAGCGCCAGTATCCCAGTTCAGCGCACGCGCCCAGCTCTGTCTTCGCCCGCATGATTTGCTGTCTGCATGATGGCATGGATAGCATTGATGCCCGCCGTAAGGCGCTCGTAGATCGGAACACCACCGAAAACCAGATAGCCCAAAAACACGATCACCCCAAGGACGGCAAAGAACAAGTCGCGGTCGTGCACGGCCCCCCCCACACAGTTCAGTACAGCACTAACCTAAGTTTCATTTAAGAAACGTAGCGTGAGGTGGTAGAAATGTTGGCGACGCAACGGAAACCCGGGCTCGTTTCGATGGACGGCCAGAGGACTCATCTGAGAGCGATACCACAAAGAAAGCGCATGTCCGCACGCCCAACTGGCCCACAGCATCAGAGACGCTTGGGTGTAGCCTTACGGCCTCCATTTGGCATGGCCGAGGATTACTGAAGGTCATGGGAGGCCCGAGGACGACACGCGGCGTGGTCCGGGCTTGGATGCGCCAACCATCGCCAGATCTCGGAACATATGTCTAAAAATACATCACCCAATTGTGGTATGAAGCAGAGAGCATGTATATACTGCGGTTCGGGCGCAACTTCATGTTGTCCCCTTCCCGTTGAACCCCCGGTCCGTCCGGGGGTTTTCTTTTCTGGCCTCCCCTCGCGACCCAGCTGTGGTGTCATTTGCTGGCCCGGCGCTCGCCCCTTCGGTCCGTAGCCAGCCACCACAACACCTTCATCGTGACCTACAAGAATGTAGGACCGCGTCCGACAGAACCCACCCCCGCCTGCCCCTAGAAAGGAGATATAAACAACGAGCGGAGATGACGATGTCAGTATCCACAGTTGAAGTGATGTTCACCAAGGATCGCCGCTGGGTAGTGGCCTGTGAGGGATCAGAGGATCATGTCCCCTGTGCCTCGCGGGGTGTAGCAATCGCTGCAGCGATGAAAATAGCAATTGAGAACGACGCCGTCCTACTGATTCATGGCATCGATGACAAGCCAGATGAACTGTTCTTCAAGGAATGCGAAGCCAGCGTCGTCGAGTAATTCGACTGGCGACGAAAAGACGCGCACACGATCCGACTGTGCGGTCTCGCACAGTCGCCGATGGCACTCCGGGCGCACCAGCGCTAGATGTAATTTATTAACAGTATGGAGGACGCCACCATGCACGCGCACAATATCCACTTGATCCCAACCGGCAAGTTCGGCTGGGTCGTCGAGGTCGAGGGGGAAGACGAAGCGAGCGCGGAATACCTGACGCAGGATCAGGCGGTCGCCGCTGGCACAGAAAAAGCGAAAGAGGATGGCGTTGCACTATTCATCCACGGCCGAAACGGCAAAATCCGCGAACGCTACACCTACAGCAAGGACACTCACTAGCGCCGATGCCCGCCAAAGGCTGCGCGCCTAACCGGCTGCGAAGCATTGCTGGGACCGTTAAGCTGTTGGGCGCAGACGACACGCCAATTGCCTAGCGCCGCGAATTGCTGGACACTACGCATGCCGACTCGTCGGCGGCTCGCCGTACTACATGACCCCTCGAAGAGTGATGTGGTGCAATGGCGGGCCTTTTTGCCTTTATGCACCCTTCCACTGCTTGCGCGCTTCTATTAGCGCAAGCGCCATCGCCTCCCCGAGATCCGGCGGCACGCGATAAATCGCAGCTAGATTGCGCATGCGCTGAACCTCCCGGGCCACGTCATCGGGCGTCTCGATCGGGGGCAGTTCGGCCGCCATCTTGAGGCGCTCGTACAGCAGATCGATCAGTTCCTCGTCCAGCGAGGCGACCAATTCGGCTGCGCTGGGTAGGATGGGCAGCGTCAACGGATACTCCAGATAGAAAAAGGCGCCCCATACAGCGGGCGCCCGATGTTCGCAACTAAACGCTTAGTTGGCCGCGCACTTAATGCCACGACCAGGCGTCGTAGCATCGCAGCCAGTGCCCGTAATCGTCCATTGCACAACGCCGTTTGCCAAGGCAGGGGTGTACTTCAGCGCCATCTTAGCGCCCGCCGAGGTAGTACCGGTGGTAATCACATCAATAATACCGTTGGCCGTCGTGAGCTGATCGACATACGCGACCGTTGCGCCAGCATTGGCTGCAGCGATGTCCGCCGGAATGTCGCCCACACCACCGCCGCAACCAGTGAGCGTACCCTTGTCCTGAGCACACATAGCAACAGCCGTCTTAAATGCCCCAATTCCGCCTGCGGCGCCGGACACCTTGGTGCGCTGCTGGTAGTCAGCATATTGCGGGATAGCAATTGCCGCCAAGATACCGATGATCGCGACCACGATCATCAGTTCGATCAGCGTGAAGCCTTTTTGTACCCGTTTTCCCATCCGCGCTTTTTTCAGCATGAGTTGACCCCCAAGAATTTTAAGTTACGCAGCGAATTGCTGCTGGCAGGCAATAGAGCATGAGGTGTGCCAGGTACCTCGAATGAGTTAAAACCCGGGGTGAAACGACAATTTTTGTCAGTGCGGCTGCGAACACGGCGAGTAAGTGACAAATTTTGTCACCCACAGAGGGGTGTAGAGGTGACAAAATTTGTCACCCTGTCTGTGCGATGGGTGACAAATTTTGTCACCCGGTTTAGCAACGTTTCTATCAGAAGTTAGCCCCGACTATATCAACGCTGCCTCTGCCTCGCGCCGCAGCACCAAGCCGCGCAGTACGCGACCGCCGCCGCGGTTCCACTTCCGGATCTCGGCCGGAACGTCTGCCCATCGCTTCGCATTGATCCGCTTGCGCAGCGTGCTCGCCTTCAGGTTGCCAGCCCCGAGGTTGAACGCGAAGTCGATGATCGCAGCCAGGCGCTCGGGCGTGTCGATACCCGGGCAGAGCCTCAGCACCGCCGGCAGATAGACCGTGCGCACCTGGTCGAGCAGCATTACCTCGGCGACCACCCGGGTGATGGGCGGATCTTTCAGCGTCACCGCGCGTCCGTCCAGGTACCGGGTCGCCCCGTAGCCGATGGTTGGGACGCCGGCCGGGCACAGGTAGGGGCGCAGATACAGCCCCTCGAAGCGCCGAGCCAGCGCAGCAGCAACCTGGACTGCCAGCGCGCGAAACTCGGCGACCGTCATACCTTGCTCCGGGTCGACGACAGCACGCGCACGGCGAAGAAGAAGCCGAGGATCACGCCCACCAGCTCGCGGTCCCACTCGGTCATCTTGAAGCCCTGCGCGTTCAGCGCCACGCACCACAGCATCAGCGCGATGGTTGCGGCTGCCGGCCGCACGATGCCGTTCCAGGTGTCGACCAGTGCGATGCCAGACGGCTTCATGGATTCGGTGACCGCCTGCCCGAACGTGGTCGCATCGAGCCGCGCGAGATCCGCTTCAGCCTGCACGCGGATGGTCTGCACGCCGAGATCCGCCTGCAGTTTGATTGCCGCCTGGTTGCGCTCGTGCGCCGCGGCGTCAAGCTCGCCCTGCAGCCGCATGCGCTCCAGTTCGTGTTTCTGCTCTTGGTGGGCGGTCCACATCTGACTGATCTGTTCCCAAATCAGTCGGAATGCGGAGCCGCCGAGGAATGAAAGGATTGCGCTGAACATCGGTGTCCTCCTGAAAGTTGTCCAGGTGAACACCGTATGGCGGGCAGCAGAACGCCGCCTGCGGATGGATTGCGCCTACACGTCAATCAGGACGATGGGCAGCGTTGGTGCCGGTCCTTCGATCACGCCGTCGCGGAAGAACACACGGTCGTTGACAGCCGCTTCGCCGCGGGCCTGCGCCACGCCACCGCCGGGCAGTTGGATGGACGCCACACTGCCCGTGATCGACACGACCGTGCCGACCTGGAGCGGAGGGTCCGGCATCAGGTCGCGCAGGACTTTGTAGGGATTACGCAGTAGCGACATGGGTTTCCACTCCGATGGTTTGCCACACTTCCGGGTTGCTCACGTCGACGCTGGTGCTGCGTACGATGCCGATGCGCGTCACGCCGCCGTCGACATACCGCACGAACTTACCCGGCTGGATCACGCCCGTTTCCTCCAGCACCGGCAGACGCAGCGAGAGGTGAGCTTGTCGACCTGTGTCGCCGAGGATTGCCAGGCCGCGCTGCCGCGCTGCGTCTGCGTGCGTGATGAGCGCGTCCGTCATCATCGGCGCGAGGATGTCGCCGGCAGTGCCGGTGCGGGTGACTTGGCCGAGCACGCCCTGCCCCTGCCCCGACACGAACACGCGGTTGTAGCGCGGACGCTCCAGCCACTCAATACCCTCGCGCGTCGTCACGGAAGCCGGCAGCTCGAAGTCGGGTGTCACCGAACCCCAGTTCCACGGCGCCGTCGGATACCTGGACAGAACGTTGAGCGTCTTCAGGCTCGGGTGCGGTTGGATGTATGCCCCGGCCGCGCCGGCAATCGCGTTCAGTGCAGAGACGTAGGAGCCCTGGTGCGACCAAGCGCCCGCGGGTACGAGCCAATCCGTTGCTTGCCAGTTGACGGTCCAGCCGATGCTGGCGCCATTGACGGTCAGCGCGTCGTTCGCCAACTGCTGCGCCGTGCGCGCGGCCGACGAGTTGCTGAAGTTCTGCACGGGCGCATACGGCGTGTCGAGAAGCCCTGATTTGCCCTTGCCGCTCACGCGGATAGCCGCGCGACCGAACGTGCGCTCACGGCTGATCTTTTCGGCCAGTACGCGGTACGCAGTACCGTTGATCACCGCTTCGAGTTCGACCGGCGTGCCGTCCGAGCCCGGCTCGATGGCGTCGAGCGTTTCCGCCGGCAGCGAAGCATTGAAGCCCCATGTCCAGGAATCAGCGTCGATGCTCAGCGACATCGAGAATGCGGGGATCAGGACGTTGCCGTCGACACGGCGCAGAGTAGTTGCGTTGATCACGATGTAGACCCTCTTGACAGGGACGATGATGGTTTCGCCATCCGGCGGATTTACCGGCGGGCACGGGTCGATGGCGAAGTTCAGCAGGATGTCGTCGCCGGCATAGTCGAGCCACAGGCAGCGGAAATCCAACGGCTTGCCAGTGCCGTCGTACGTTTCATCGGGCGGCTCGACCGGCGGCACCTCGCCCGGCGCCCAGTACGCCTGCTTAGCCTCCTGCCAGGGGATCACCGGCGCGCACCGGGTCTTTTCCGCCTGCTGCGAGGTGAAGCGCCAGTCCCGCGCGGCGGGGGTGGTCTCCTGCCACGGCAACCTCGCCTCGCCGCGCTTGCGGATGCCATTCTGGAAGCCGTCTGTCAGGGCGCGGGGCTTAGCCAAGGTGGCTTGCCACCCGTCGAGCGGCGCGGTGCGCAGCCGGATGCCGTACTCGAACCGCGACAGCAGCAACTGCTCGACGTGGCCGCCCGCCTGCCACCCGCCGCCGGACACGGTCCGCGCGGTGGCCGCCTGCTCAAATCCACTGCCTTTTTCCGCCGTCTGCAGGGCGGCCGGCTGCCAGGTGTCCTGGTGCGCGGTGCGCTGAGTGCCGGCCTGCTGGAACGTGCTGGACCTGTCCGCCGGATTCGGGACGGCCGCCTGCCAGGCGCTACCGGGAATCACGCTCGGCCCTCGGAACACATTGTTATCGTAGTTGGCGGTCAGGTGGACGGTCTGCACCGACGAGATCGTCAGGGTACAGGAGCCTTCGACCGGAGTGGCGGGTTGGGCGTTTCCGGTGATCTGCAGCGTCGGACTCGGCTGCACCATCGCCAAAACCCCGGCGGTGAGTACACCATCGGGGTTCAGCGAGAAGTTCAGGTCTACCGCCCCACCAGACGGGGGCGTGTAAGCCTTGTGGAAGTCGAGATCTACATTGCTCACGCTTCAACCAGCGTCGCCACCGAGATGGAGAAAACGCCGCCCTCGTATAGTTGGGTGGTCGGAGTGCCACCGGCGCTCAATTGTAGTTCTCCACTTCCTCCCGAGGCAGAAACGTCCAGGTCGGCGACGAACGTACCGGCACTGTCGGTGATGCGCGCCCAACTGGCATTGCCCGTCTTCGACGCCAGCACCGACGCGCCGATGCTCAGGTTCAGCGTGGTGCCGGAGATGCTGCCAGCGGACGGGTCGTTGAACGGTTGCATCGCCAGCAGCTGCTGCGTGGTCACGGCGGCGCCGGTTGCCGGGCGCGTGCCGTCATAAATCTTCAGCAGCCCCGGCCCCGAGCCGCCGTCGATGGCGCGGGTCAGCGCCTGGAGCCGGTCATTGATCACGGTGGTTGAAAAGGCGAGCGTCACAGGAATTCCTCCGGAAACTGCTGCATGGCGGGCGGGCCGCTCGGAATGTACTTGCGCAGCGCCACCCAGTCCAAGGCGCTGATACCGGCACCCCCGCTGGTGGCGCTGCGGTGGATCGACAGGTAGGCTGCCGCTGTGCCGGCGCCGGCGCGAGCCATCAACACATTACCGTTGAGCGCCACGGTGGAACTGCCATCGGTTGCCCGCCCCACCGAGATCCGGCTCGGCTGCGCCAATACCCCGCCGATCTGCGGCGTGAATCGACCGTTGGCCGAACTGGTGGCTTCTGCATTGATGCTCAGGCGCGACTGCGTGGCTAGGTCGCCGGTGTTCTCCAGTGCCGCCACGGCGGCGTTATTGGCGGTGCTGCTGACGAAGCCGAACTGGCTGGTCACCCACCCGGCGACGTTCATCGTGCCGAACTGCGTGAAGGAGCCCAGCGCCTCAAGCCCGGCCGCAAAGGTGGCGACCGACTGCACATACATCGCGGAGCCGTTTCCCTGCAGCGAGATGATCGAGTTGTTGATGGCGATGGAGGCACTGCTAGCCCATTGCGACGACAGCGTGCCTACGTTGAAGTCGTCGAACAGCGTTGGGAACAGGCCGGCGCCGTTGCTGGTCTTGGTCTGCGTCACGCCGGTGTTGTACTTCACATAGATCTCGACCGGCCCTGCATCGAGATCGCCGGGCAACTTGACCCAGTAGAAGGCCACGCGGTCCGGTGCCGTGCCGTAGACCGCATCCATCCAGAAGTCGAGCTGGTTGCCGGCCGTGTCGGTGAACACGATATCGGCCACGTCGTCCCGGGCGCGAGGCATGTAGCGCACCGGTGCGACCAGGTCGGCCCCGGAGAACGCTAGCGCTGCCAGATTGGTGGAGCCGCCCTCGGCCACGCGGACCAGCACCGGGTAGTTGGCGCCCAGGCCGGTGCCGCCGGCGACGAAGCGCAGCTTGCGACGTGCCGGTCGGAACGGCGCCGGTGCGGCCTCCACCGGCGTGATGTTGTCCTGCACCACCGCGTTGTAGGTCTGCGTGTAGTCGCGGCCCAGCACCAGATACTTGCGGCTGCCGTCAATGTTCGGGAAGCTGTAGGCACCGTTGGTGTCGCTCCAAGCGGCCTTGATGATCGCCATCGACTTCAGGTCCATCAGGGATACCCGACGTACCGCCGCAACGTTGTTCACCGTTACGTTGCCGCTGACGCTGGCGGTGCCGCCCCAGGTTGCATCCTTCAGGCGGAAGGGGCCGTACGAAGTCAGCGGCGCCTTGCGGTTCACCACCGGGATGGGCGCAGCTTGCGCGGCGCGAATACGCTCTCCGCGCAGTTGCCCCGTCGCCACAACGTCCATCGGAGGATCAGTGAAAGCGGCAGTCGCCGGCGTGAAGTTGCCAGTATAGGCCGCCACGCCGTTGATCACGCGCCACTCGTCAAGGTAGGCACCCAGGTAGCTGCTGCCGGTATAACCGCCAATTACCAACGAATAAGCGGTGTTGTTCGCCAACGCCACGCCAGCGCCGACCGATACCGAGCCAATCGAGGTGCCGTTTAGGTACAGCGTGACCGTCGCCCCTTGTCGCACCAGTGCGAAGTGATGCCAAGTGTTAACCGTCAGGCTACCCGCAGCGGCGATGGTGTGCGTCCAACTGGTTCCAGTTGTCGACAGCCTCGCCGCCACCTGTGAGCCGGTGCGGTACACGTCGAACGGGCCGAAGTTGCCAACCAGGTTCTGCTTGTTGATCAGCCCGGCCTGCCCCGCCGCCACGATAGTCGGGTAGAACCAGCCCTCGGCGGTGAAGTCGTTCGCGGCGAAGTTCAACTCCGGCGCGTCGGGGGCGAGCAGGTAGGTACCCGGGTGGTAGCAGCTTCCCCCTCCGAACTTGGTCACCGTGGTGTTGACCGCGTCCGACGCGGAGCTGCTGTACAACACCCGGCAGTAACGCGACGAGTCTAGCCACGTCGGACCAGCGCCCGTTCCCGCCGGATAGCTCTTATCAAAGTGCGCCAGCAGCACGATGTTCCAGTAGTCCTCGAACGCGGCGGCCGGCGGCGTGAATCCCGAGGTGTAGCGTGCAAGCCCCCGGCTGACGCGAAAATCGTCGTAATACGCCTCCAGGTAGGTCGAGCCCGCCGAGAAGTTCGACTGGCCGAGTACGTTGGCCTGCCCGACTGCGCAATTGATTGCGCCGGAGAACGTACCGTTGCCCTTGGCGACGCCGCCGACATAGACCATCAGGGTGGTGCCCGAGCGCACCAGCGCCACATGCGCGAAGGCACCGGTCGGCAGATCGCCTGCGGCACCGGTTACCACCTGGCTACCGTTGATCGACACGTTGACCGAGCCATCGGCCGCACGCCAGACCAACCAGTCCTTGTTGCTGCTTGCGTCGTCCCAGCGCCCAAAGATCGCGCCGTAGTCAGCGCCCTGCGAGACCGGCCACACCCAGGCTTCGACGGTGAAGTCGCTACTGCCGAAGTCGAGGGCAGTCTTGCCGGCGCCGAGCTTCAGGTAGTTGCCATTGGCACTGCCGGTCTTCAGCGACGCGGTGCCGAACTGCTTCTGCGCGGTGCTGAGCGCGCAGGTGCCGACGCACACGCTGTTCAGCGCGGTTTTCGACGTGTCGGGGATCGTCGTGGCCCCGTTGCTGCCGTCGAAATGCAGCAGCGAGGTCAGGTACTCCTGATTGGTATCCATACGAGCAGCCTCTTAACGCCAGGGTCCGGTGATATCCAGCATCGAATAGCAACTGGCAGCGAAGCCGGGCCCGCCATGTCGCAGCATCATGCCAATCCGCCCCGGCAGGTCAGGCATGCTGGAGTATCGGTCGCGGTGGTTGATGCCGGACACGGTCAGATCCTGCGGCGTGTGGAAAAAACCGGGGAGACGGCCCCGCTGACCCTGCCCGGCTACCACCAGGTACACCGGCGTAATCAACAGCGCGTTGTCGGCATTGTTGGGAAACTTGAGCATCGACGCCGAATATTGGCTCGCTCCCGAAGCGGCCTGAGTGTTCCAGAACATGCCGCCGAGGCGCTGCACCTTGAGCGCCCCGGGCTGACCATAAGCGGCACGCGGCATGTAGTACTGAGAAATGTTGCTCGAATACGACAGGCATTCACTGCTGTACTGACCCGTGTAATTCACCTGGCTGGCGTTCTGACCGCACAGCGCAGCGCCCCACAGATCTCCGGGGTTGTAGCCCAGCAGATCGCCAAAGCCCCACATCAGACCGGCGGCCAGCGCATTGGTCTCGACCCACAGGTAGAAGAACCGCTCGTCGCCGACCAGAATCCAGTTGCGCGCGGTGCTGTTGCCCTGGTACGACTTGCCGGCGTACATGCCCCCACTGAGCTGCGCGACGGTTGGGAACGCCCCGGTGCCGGTGTTGACATCGGTCATCGACTCGTAGCCGACCACGCGACCGTCAATGGTGCCGGTATCGTCAACCCGCAGGTACATGCCGTACGAGTCCGGGGCGGCCGAGGTGTAGGCGGCCAGGTTCGTGCCCGAGAACGGCTTCAGCCAACCCAAGGGACTGACCTTGGCGGTGATGGTGCCGGTCGCGGTCTGATCGCTAATGCCGGCCGCGTCGAAGGTCACCTGTGTGGTGGATGCCGTCAGCACCTTCTTGTCGCCATTCAACCCGATGGGCGTCGCACCGGAGATCAGCGCAGTGCTGCCGATCTCGAAGCTGTGCCCAGCGTTGATCGTCAACGTCGCCACGCCACCTGCTACCACGATGGAGTCGACGGTCTTCAGCCCATAACCGTCCTTCAGACAGGCGTCCAGCAGCGCGATCAGCGCCCCCGACACGCCCGACATGACCGGGTGCCCGCCGCCAGCGGCGTAGCTGCTATACATTTTCACTGCCATGTCGATTTCTCCTTAGCGCCAAGGGCCGAACAGATCGAACAACGTGCACCCGGCGTACGCGGTTTGTGCGGGGTTGCCGGTTCGTACCGCTAGGAAGGTCTTGCCGGGCATGGTGTCCACACCGGTTACTACGTCGAGGTGGTTGTAGGCAGTGGCCGATCCGTTGATCGGCAGGTGATACATCCCGGGGGCGAACCCTCGTGCGCCCCGCTGGCTGGCGTTGCCCCCCTCGAAGATCAGGACCGGCGTCACCATCACCGCCCCGTCAATCGGGTTCGGGAAGCTAGGCAGTAAACCGCCGGCGTAGCTGGTGCTCCCTGAGTAGTCGGTGCCCCAGTTCAGCGCCCCTGCACGGGTGGCAAGGACTGACCCGCCCAGCTGCGAATTCAGTCGGGGCAGGTACATCTGCCCCGCCCCGCCAGGGCCGCCGCAACTCATGCAGTGCGTGAGCCCGCCCGACCCATACGTGGTGAAATCGGAACTCGGACCGCTGAGCAGGTAGTGGTACATATCCTGACTGCCCAGCGGCAGGATATCTCCAGCGAAGTACAAGATGAAGCCATTGGCCGCATTGGTGGGGTGCGGCGAGATGCCGATGTAGAAGCACCGTTCGTCGCCAATCACGTACCAGTTGCGCGCGGTGCTGTCCAGCGTCGCGGACTTGCCCCAGAACATGCCGCCATTGAGCTGCGCAGTGGTCGGGAACTGACCGGTGAACGTGTTCAGGTCGACCATCGCCTCGCAGCCGGTCACGCGGGCATGGCGCGCGGTCACGATCTGCGTGTCATCGACGCGCAGATACATGCCGGTGGCCTGCGGATCGCTGGGCTTGTAGGCCGCGAGGTTGGTGCCGGAGAACGGCTTGGTCCACCCCAGCGGCGCGATCTTGGCCGTGATCGTGCCCGTTGCAGTCTGATCCGAGATACCGGCCGTGCTGAAGCGAAACACTGTCGCCGACAGCACGGTGATCCGGACTTCGCCGTTCAGTCCGGATGGCGTCGCCCCGGCGATGACCACCACCTGATTGCTCAGATAGCCGTGCCCGGCCGACACCGTGCAGGTGGCGACGTTGCCGGCGACGATCAACGAGTCGAGCGTCTTCAGCCCGTAGCCATCCTTCAGCACCGCATCGAGCAGCGCGATCAGTGAGCCGGCGAGTCCGTTGAGGGTCGGTGCTGTCGCCGATACGTTGCTGTACCACTTGACCGAGGTTGGAGTTCCCATGTCGGTTCCTTATGCGTCAATGTCGCCGCGAATCTGCACGCGGAAGCTGTCCGACTGGCCCGACGGCGACGACTGCAGCACCGTGCGTGCCAGCCACAGCGGGTAGTTGGCTGCGGCCGAATTGAATCGCAGTACGTTACCGGCTGCCCAACCGCCGCCCCAGCCCAATGCGCGCAGCGTGAAGTACGGCTCGCCAGTGGTCGGGTTGGTTGGCGAGCAATCGGTGTTGATGTTGCCCAGTGCCACCTGACCGACACTCTCGCCGATCACGCGGAAGTTGATCGTGTCGGTGAAGACGATGGCCCACCGCTCCTGAATGCAGCTCCTATCGGTCAGCAGCAGCGGGTAAGTCGTGAAGTTGTAGGTCGACGCCGGGCTGCCACCGGACGGCGCGTCGGCGAACACACTGGCCCAACTGGTCTGCGTGAAGCTCAGCGCCATGCGCGCCTGCAGGTCGCCCATGATCAGCGCCGAGCTGACGCGGGTCTCGTCGGCCGGGTACACGTGCGACAGCTGGCGCATCAGCGTCAACTGACCGGTGATCTGCACGTCCGACAGCAGGCTCATGTCCTCGACGCGGTTCTCGACGTAGATCGTGCCAGTCATACCCGATGTGGACACCGTGCCGTTGAAGGTCAGCGTGCCGGCATCGAGATCGGTCGAGTACATGCCGGGGCTCATCACCACCGGTGGGTTCGACGAGTCGATCACGCGCATCGCCGCGACGCGCACGCGGCCCACGTCGACCACCAGGCCGCTGCTAGGCGTCACCGCCTGCTTCGCGGTGTGATGAACCACCACCACGTCACCGGCGCGGTAGATCGGCACCCGGCCGTCCTGCGGCAGACGCACCGGGTCCAGGCCAAGGATCGTCGAATCCAGCGGCAAATACGTGTAGGCGACCGCGTTGAACAGTATCTGGTCCCCAAACACCGGCAGTGGCTTGAAGATCTTGCCGTCGGTCTGTACCGCAGCGGCGTTGTACCAGATCGCGGCCTCGTTGCCGGCAGCGGTCACCATGTCGCCGAAGCGTACGCGCACCACGCCGGTCTGGTAGTCGATGCTGCCGAAGCACTTGCCGGCCGAGGTGATCGTGCCATTCGCATCGGCGGTCACCGAGTACGGCGCGCCGGCCAGCGGCACTACGCGGATCTGCAGCGAGCCCGGCACCACCGGCGCTGCCGGTACGCGGAACACCACGTAGTCGGTCGGGTCGCCGTTGATCGTCGTCAGCAGCGACTGCATGCTGATGGCGTTGCTGACACCAGCGCCCCAGTTGGTGATCGTGCAGTCGCCGGTTGCGTAGTTGACCGTGCCGACCTGCGTGGCCGAGCCGGTGGTCGGGTCCAGGTCGGTGAACAGGTAGCCACTGCGGTCAAAGTAGGTCTTGCCGCCCCAGGTGAACATCACGCTGCCGGGAACGATGGGCTCGGCGAAGTCTCGCGTGAGATCGAACTTCGATTCGTTCCAGGTGAACGTCTGCGTGTTGTTGCCGGGCGTGCCGGACACGCGGTACTCCACGTCGACCACGCCGGACTCGTCGTTCGGGAACAGCGCGGCGGCGTTGTAGTACGTGATCCCGGTCATGGTGTTGCGGTACACCGGGTCGTTGCGGTCGGGCCAGCCATTGGCCCCCTTCTGGTAGCCGATCAATGTCGACTGGTAGTTTGGCTGCGGCACGCTGACCGTGCGGTCCGGGTTGAACGACAGCGCGCCGGTGCTGTAGTTGACCGCAGCGGCCGCCACGGTGTCGCCGTTACCAGTGCCCGTGCTGACCGGCAGCACCAGGTTGCCCGAGCCGTCGTCCTTGGTGTTCACCGTGGGGTCGATCTCGATGTACTGCATCGCCGCCGGCACGCCCGAGATCACCGAGTAGTCGTTGATCAGCACGTTCCAGTTGACCCGCAGCGAGCCGGCGACGATGTTGCTGTCGTCGAGCTGCAGGTTCAGCTTGCCGTTGCCATCGCGCAGCGGATGGCTGAACGACTTAGTCTTCTTGACCGAGTACTGGTACGCCAGCGTGAACACCGTGCCCATCGCCGGGATCGCGGTCGGCACCAGCTCGACCTGGTACACGCCGTTCTGCCAGCGCACGTAGCCGGTGCCGTCGCCGGACAGGATGCCGTTGGCGTCCGAGGTCACCGACTTGGCAACACCGTTGTCCCAGGTGATCGTCACCGAGCTGGGGATCAGCTTCTGGTCGCTGGCGGTGGCGACCTGGAACTGCACGCGGGGCGCCTGCACGGTGCTGGTCACGCGGTTGAAGTACTGCGACGGCGGCGACCAGAAGAACAGCACCGAGCTACCCACGTCCGGCAGCGCGCCGAGCGTCATCACCACCGTGCCGGTCGTGTAATTGATCGTGCCCGAACCGACGGAGCCGTCCGAGCCCCTGATCACGCCTTGGTTTCCGGCGCCGCCCTGGTCCTCCAGTTCGTACCAGTTGCCCTGCGCCATGTAGCTGACCTTCAGCGCGCGAGGCTTCGGCGCCGGGTTCAGCGTGATTGTGTACACGTTGCCTCGGTTGGTCGTGTCCACGTCGATGGACGCGGTCTCCGACACCCGCTGCGGCGCGGCGGCGGGCTTGAAGTACCAAGCCGAGTTGCCGGTAGCGCCCAGCGAGGCCGTGATCACCACCGTGCCGGTCGTGTAGTCAACCGTGCCGACTGCCACCGCATTCAGCATCAGGTTGCCGGTGCCGTCATCGGACAGTCCGGCCACGGCGCCGCAGCGGAACGAACCCGGCACCATGCCCGTGCCGAAGTAGATCTTCTGCGGGAGCGAGCCGGTGATGTTGAGGAAACGCGCCTGATCGACACCTGTCGCGCCGCTGGCGAGGATCGGCGCCAGGTTACCGGCGGCGTTCAGGTCGGCCAGGGCAGTCTGCGACTGCGCGCTCGGCACCAGTTGGCTGAAGATCGAGTTCACCATAACCCGGATGTCGCCGATGCTGGCGTCATCGACCATCTTGGCGATACCGTAGTACACAGCGGCGTTTGCCACGCGCGTGTCGCGGCACTTCGCCTTGGCGTTCTGATCGTCGTAGGGGCTGGCAACCGGCCCAAGAAAGTCATACAGAAGCGGGTTGGCGATGGTACAGGTCACCAGCAGGCCGTTCCATTTCACGCCGTTGCTGGCGGTGAACTCGCGCACCAGCGACTCGACCTTGGTGATGCGCACGTACTGCTCGATCTCGGTCGACAGCCCTTCGTCCTGGATCAGCACCAGCGTCTGCCCGACCTTCGGCAGCGCGTCGCTGGGCTTCTGCAGAATCTGGATCGCGCGCTGCCCCTGCAGTTGGGTCTCCAGCAGCTGGCCCGGCCACTTGACCCCGCGCGCCAGGTACGACTCGACCCGGTCCTTGGCGTCGGTGCGCACGTCGGTCCAACTCTTGGTCGAGAACAGCGTCACCGACACGTTGTCGTCGTCCGGCTCCTTCAGGATGATCGAGTGCGACCCGAGGTACGTGTCGGTGCCGGTCACGTCGATCTGCGGGTACGCCTTGCGCAGCGAGATGCGACCGTACACTCGATCCAACTCGGAAACGTCGGGGAACAGGTTGTTGCTGACGCCATCGACTACCTCTTTCGACGTAATGCGACCGCCCCCGTTGTCGGTGTCCAGCAGGACTTCCGACTTCATCAATTTGATGTCTGCGGTGGTAATTGTCATTCGTTTAAATCTCCATGAGCCGCAGGGTGGCGAGGTAGTTGTCGGTGTCTACAACGTCGTCGTAGTGGACGACAGGGTTGGCTTCAAAGCCGCCGTCTTGGTGTCGCCAGATGACCGTGCGCTCTTGCCCGCAGAGTGTAAGAGTCATCTGCTGTCCGGCGACTGCGGCCCAATTTCGCAATTGGTCGATCACGTCACGGCGCATCCACCCGCTCTCGTCGTCTGCCGGCTCCAGGGTTATCGGGCGCCCGCCGATCCGCTGTGCGGCGCTGATGATCATCGCCCCGGTGATGGTCCGTTCAGCCGTCTGTTCGACCGGCGCCCAGTTGTTTTCGTCCGACCAGTACAGGGCGGAACTGAGGGTCACGGTCGTTGCGCCGACCGCCAGGGTGATGCTCATGCGTTGGACCTCCCTTGCAGGGATTCGAGTTGTCGCATCACGCCCGTCAGCGCCGTAGCATCACCGTCGGATGCGACATTGACCGGGGTGCTGCGACCGTTCAGGTTGATGTTGACCGTCTTGGTGCCGGCTGCACGCGGGGCGCCGCCGGTGTCCTTCTTCGCCTGCAGCCCTTGGACCGTTTCGAGGATGTTCCGCGCCTGGTTGTATGCAGCATTGATGCTGCGGATACCCTCCAGGCTGTAGACGCCTTGACCGCTGTACTGCTGCATGACCCGGCGATTGAAGTCGGCTGCCTCGAACGCTGCCTGCGCCGTCTTCAGGTCGTCGGCAGCGAGCGTGCCACGGGTCTGCCGGTCCGCCAGGTTCATCAGCGCGTCGTTCTGCGACGCCTGGAGCTGGCGTCCGCCAACCTGCCCCCCGCCGCCGGTCGAGCTGGCCTGACGGGTGCCCTCCTGCACGACATCGTTGCGCATGCGGATGGCGTCAATCTCGTTCTGCAACTGGCGGATCTGCTGCTCGCCGGCTTGCGCCTCCTGCAACTTGGCCTGCGCGTTCCGGATGCGCAGCTCAATCTCCTGCTGCTTGGCCGGGTTCAGTTGGCCGGCTGCGTCCAGGGCAGCGCGATCCGCCTCGGCCGCAGCGATGGTCTGCCGCGTCTCAGCCTCGACGGCGGCGATGTGGTCGCGCACCATCTGGATCTGCACCTGCTTCTGCCGGATCTGGTACCCCTGCGCCTCGGCCACGCGCCCGTACATCTGCGCCTCTTGCTCCTGCGTCTTCAGGTACGCGAGGCTGGCGCGGCTGGCGATGTCCGTCTCGGATGCGTTCTGCCGCAGGACGGCGATCTTGCGCTCGGCAGCCGCAGCGGTGTCGGACAGCGCGTCGCGGTACAGCCCCTCTGCGTAAGCCGCATCCTGCGCAGCCCTAGCGACGTTGGCGTGCGATTCGGCGGTATCCACCTCCTGCGACCGCATACGAGCCAGTTCCGACGCCGCAGTCTCCGCAGCAGTCTTCAGCTCGGCCAGGCGCGCGGCGTTGTCCTTGTACGTCTCCGCAGCGGCACGGCGTTCGACCGTCTCGACCTGCGCCGAATCGGCGGCGACCTTGGACCGTTCAGCCTCGGCCGTTTTCTTGTCGATCAGGTCGTTCAGCACCTTGATCTGCTCGCGCTGGTCGTCGCGCAGCTTCTCCGACCCGCCGGCCGCGATGATCAGCGACTCGGCTTGCGCCTTGAGATAGATCACCTCTTGCTGACGCGCCAGGGCGAGCGTGCGCAGCGACTGTTCGTCTCCCTGCGCGGCGCGGACAGCAGCCTGCCGCATCTCGATCTCGTTGCCGCCGATCTGCGCCAGTTGGACGGATGCCTCGCCTTCGTGCTTCTTCGCCTGCGCCAGCTTCTCTGCGATCAGGGTGTTCTGCTCAGCGGTCTTGTTCACGTCGATGTACGCCGCCTGGATCGCGTACCAGCCCTGCGCGGCGCCAGTCGCTTGCGTGCCGGCAGTCGTTGCTGCAGCACCTGCGCCCTGCTGTGCCTGCGCATTGCCCGTAGCAGCCGCTGCAGCAGCCCCGTGCGCCTGCGCATTGGCGTTGACCCCTGCTGCGGCAGCTTGCGCCTGAGATCCGGCCTGCTGAGCCGCCGCGCCGGCGCCACGTTGGGCAGCCGCCGCTTGGTCGCCGCCACCAGCCATCTCGCCGATTGCGCGCCCGAGTTTGGCCTGCCGGTCGATCATCTGGTCGAACAGCACGCCCGCCTCGCTCACGGCACCCTTCAGGTCACCATGCACGACGCCTGCGGTCAGCGTGGCGAGTTGCTTCACGCCGGTGAACACCACGTCGAGCGTGGTCGAGACACCCATCGCTACGGAGCCGGCCACCACGCCCGCGGCGCGCAGCGCGGCGGTGAGCACGGTCAGCGCGCCGGTATCGCCGATGGTCGTCGACGCCTCGGTCATCAGGTTCTTGAAGCGCGCCCACGTTGCGCTGAACCCTTCGACCTGCTCCGTACCCTTGGCGATGGTCTTCGTGAGCTGGTCGGCGAGAGCGGGCAGCATATCTGCCGCCATGATCTGCCCCGCCTCGGTCATCGCGGTCAGTTGCTTGACCGACAGACCCATGCCGTCGGCAACAACTTTCAGCGCGCCTGGGAGTGAATCCCCGAGCTGTTGCCTGAGTTCTTCGAGGGACACGACCTGCTTCCCAGCGATCTGAGATAGTGCCTCGAGCGCGAGGGATGCGCGCTCACTACCCTGCCCCATCTGACCCGTCGCGCGGATGACAGACCCGAACACCCGTTCGGTGGCTTCCGACGCGATACCGGCCTGCTGCATCGAGACAGAGAACCGCTTGTAGCTCTCGCTGATCTCGCCGATGGCGATACCGGAGTTGTTCGCCGTTACACGCAGGAACTCGATCTGCCGCGCCGCCTCTTGGAGACTGCCGGTCGTGATCGCCAGCGTCCGCCGCATGGATTCGAGCTGCGTGTTCGCATCGAGGAACTTCTTCGACAGCTCAAACGCACCATACGCACCGGCCAGTTGGCCGAGCATGCTGGACACCAGGCGGCCGGCCGTGCCGGTTTTCTGCGCAGCGTCGCTCGCTTCGTTCAGGGAGTTTTTCAGCGACTCGATCCGCCGCTGGCCCGCGGCGAATGCGCGGTCGAACTCGGCACCGGAAACCGTGGCATCGTTCGCCAGGGTGTGCAGCGCGGCGTTGATGCGGTTGATCTCGGTCGTGACCGCCTGTGCCGACCTTACGCCGGTCGTAGCGAACGCCTCGTCGAGCGCCTTGCGGGCCTGCGCAGACGATTGCACGAACTGCTGGTACCGCTGCTCTGCAGCGATGCGCGCATCGGCAGCCTGCTTCGCCAAGCGCTCCGCTTCGGCGTACTGCTTGCGCTCAGCCTCTAGTTGCTCGCGCGCAGCGGCTTCGAGACGGTACCGATTGTTGATCTGCAGGCTGGTGAGCCGATCTTCGGCTTCCATCGCGGCCCTTGCCTGCGCGGTGGCTTCTGCCTGCGCCTGGCGCTGCGCCACAATAGCCGCCTGCTGCCGCTCGATGGCTGCGACCGTCTCAGCATAAGCGCGGCCGAGATCCGCCTGCGCCCGCGCCACGTCGTCGGTGGCGATACCCGTTGCCTGCAACGCATCGCGCGACTCGTTCAGCGCGGCGGTGCGGCGGGTCAATTCCCGCGTGGCCGCGTTCACTTCGGCGTTGGCGAGTTTCGACTGCGCCGCGAGGTTGGCTTCAGCCTCGCCGGCGTCCCGGGCCGCTTGCTTCGCTGCGTCCAGGGCGTCCCGCTTCTCGCGCAGCGTGCCGCGCGCCTCGATGATCGCCTTGCTCAGCTCGACAACCCGGAGCCTATATTCGGCTGTCGTCTTGCCGGTGTCGTCGGTGTCGAGTTTCAGCAGCGCCAATGCTTCGCGCTTTTCGGCGATGTCGCGCCGCGCAGCACGCACGGCTTCAACTGCCTCCTGCTCGGACACGACGAACTTCTCGTTGGTCCCGGACAGCGTGGTCAGTTCATTGCCGAGCGCCGCGGCGGCATCTTTCGCCTTCTCTTGGTCGACCGCAAGGGTGTCGACCGCATCCTTCATCCGGGTGAAGGTGTCGATGGCGTCGTTCTGGTCGGCCAGCTTGTCCAACTCGTCGCCAAGGCGCTTAAACTCGGGCGCGGCATCCCCGCCCTGTTTCGCCAGGTCGTGTACGTCTTTTGCCAGGTCGCGGATCTTCTCGGAGCCAATCGTAGTGGCAGAAACCTGGAGAGATACGTCGCGGTTGTTGTCTGCCATGTCGGCCTGCGAGAAATATGAAGGGATTGCGGGGGAGCGTCAGCGCCCTCCCCCGGAACCCGGGACGAACGCCCCGGGCCTGCGCATTGCCGCTTAGGCGGCGCTGTCCAGCAGCTTGACGGTGTACGGCTCTTGCTTGCCGACCGGCGTCTTCAGACGACCCGGCAGGTTGACCTTTGCGAAGTCACTCTGCAGGAAGTCGAATGCGTTGTTCGACGCGATCACCGCTTCGTACACTTCGACGATCACGGGCAATTGGTCGGCGAAGTTGATGCCGTCCAGCATCAGCTTTGCGCGGATCTGGGTGTTGGTCGAGCCGCGGATCAGCGTGCCGGTCATGGCGTTCGTGTTGCCGGTAACCTTCAGTGCCTGCGCGTCCGTGATGGCCCCGCCCACCTTGGCGCGAATCCAGCCGAGACGCCAGTTGACTTCATAGTCGGTGTCGAGCACGTAGGTCGTGCTGCCGGCGGTGTCCTTCACGGTAAAGCCGGCCTTCTGGAAGTTCTGCAGCGAGAGTTGCACCCAGGCGCCGAGCTTGGCGGTGATTGCCTCGTCGGCAATGCTGTCGGCAGCTACGTTGATGTCGGAGTCGGTGCCGAGCAGTGCGGACGACATCGACTCGCGGTTCACTTCGGCCATTTCCAGCGTGAAGTCGGTCGGCTTCGGCAGCGGAACCGTTTCGAGGATCTGGCCGTAGGTGCTACGGCCCTTCGACGTGTTGTCCTTGATCTCGACATTGGGCTTGATCTCGAACTTGTTCGCCTCGTACGGGCCCTTCCACGGGTCGAAATCCGCGATGCTGATGTTGTAGCGGGCGATGTATAGGTCGCCAGCACCGATAAAACCACGAGCTGCTGTCATTGATGATCTCCAAAGATTGCCAGCACTGGCACCGACGGTAGTGTGGCGGGCTGCCGCGGGCAGTGCCTGCGGATGAATTTCGAGTTAGGGGTTAGTCAAGTCCTCGGGATACACCGCATCGACGTGAATGCCCGCAAACACCACGTCAATACCGTCCTCGCGTGCGCCGATCACGCGTCCCTTGTAGTTCAGGTTCTTCACCAGTCCGTCGAGCGGCGCTGCGTACTTGTTCTGCCCGCTGAAAATCGCGCGCTTCAGGTCTTCGATGACCAGGTGGGCCGCATCGTTCGGATGGTCGGGGTCGCACGTCACATGCGCCTCAAACTGGTACCGCTGGCTCAAATTGGCCTTTGCCTGCGCCGCCTCCAGCACGGTGTCGTTACCCTCGACAATCACCACGCAAGGCACGTCGACATCTGCATCGAGCGCACGTTTTCCGCGGAATACCTTCAGGCCGATGTCCGTATTGAAGCCGTTTGCCACCTGGATCGCCGCCAGGCGCGCTGAGAGCGCGAGCGCGATGTCGCTTGCCTTAGTCATTGCCCAATGCCTTTCGCAGTTCGTCTGCTGTGAGAGCGGCCACGGTCGACCCGAGGCGCACCGCTACGTCGTTTAAGAACGTCTCGTCGAGCGCGGCGCGGAATAGCTGATAGACCGACAGACTGTAGTGAGACTTCAGGTCCCCACGCCTCTTTCCGCTGGTGCCCGCCTTGCGCGACATCACCAGCAGGTTTCCGTTGCGCCCGCGCACGAAGAACGCCTTCACGCTTGTCACGGGCTTGCGAGAGCCGCGCTTCACCTCGACTGAGATCCCGTCCTGCTTCATGCCGACCGGGATGCCGCGCGCGGCATTGCCAACGCGCAACTTCCAAGGGAACAGCGCGCCGGCTTTGCGTGGGTTCTTCCCCATCGCGCCGGCTTTGAACGAGTCGTTGGGGTACTTCACGACCCGCGTCATTTGCTGCGCGCCGTATTGCGTGAGGGTGGTGTTTCGAGCCCGAGCAAGGATGCGAGCGACCGGCTTTGCAGGGTCCATCGCCTGCTCGAACGCCATACGGTCGTCGATGTAGCTGTCCGGCAGGTTGATGCCTGCGTTCATCTTCCCCTTCGCGTCAGAGAACGCCTTCAGCGCGACCTGGTTCACTGCCGTCATCGCGGCGCGGCCGAGCGTTGCACCGTCCAGGTGTGAGAGCGAGTCCGCAACCTCCTTCAGCGTTGCGGTTTCGACCGTGACGGAAAACGACGATGAACGGATAGCCATCAGGCGCTCCGCAGGACGTATCGCGCGGTGTAGCCGTTGTCCTCGAACGCAGGACCGTCGACCACGAAGGAATGATCCGGGAGGGGCTGCCCGTCGGCGTCGACGAGCGCGAGCGTGTCGCCCTTGCGCGCGACGAACGACTTCTGCAGCGTAGCAACGGTGCGCGAGTACACAAGCCCGTCAGCACCCGACACTTCGACGTTGCGCTCGATGTTGACGCGGCACGGCGTCGAACCACGCAAAACCGCATCCTCGCCCAATCTAGCGAGGATGCGACCCGTCATGCGAGCGAAGGCGCGCAGAGCCATTACGCGACGGTGAGCTTCACCACGGCACGCGGCCGAGTGCAGATGGAGATCGGGTTCGACTGGGCTTCGAGCTCGACACCCTTGTTGAACCCCATGGCCTCCTGCTTGGCGTAGTACGGCAGGCCGTTGGTGTTCACCGTCTCCATGTAGTCAGCCGGCGCGAAGTTCGTCACGAACAGGTCGGGCACGCCCTCCGGCACCAGGTGCGCGTCGCCGTCCTCGATGAAGTCGTTGCCGCCGACATTGCCGCGGTACTCTTCCCAGGTGATGCCTGCGAACTCGAAACCGGCCCGCTTGTCGGTCCGCAGGAATTCGCCGTTCATCCAACGGTCGTACGCGCGCTCGACAGCCGGGTGGCCCACCAGGGCGTCAAAGAAGGCCGCCGAACACAGGGCGCGCAGGCCGCGGTACATCAGGCCGCCCAGCGCGTCTTCGACCAGGCGCTTCGCGGCAACGGCCTTCAGGCGCACCTTGGTCGAGTCCGTGCCGAGGACCATCGGGAACGACTGCTGGCTGACGCCGAACGTAGACCACAGGTCGAGCAGCACCGTGGTGCCGTCGGCATCGAGCACCTGGCCCTTGATCGCACCGATGCGCTGGTACTCCATCGTCACATCGATATTGCGACGCATCTTGGCGAGCTTCTTGTTCACCAGCGTTTGCACCGCTTCCAGTTCGGTTTCGCTGCCGAACGCGCGCAGGTTCTGCACCTCGTCGGCAACCACTGCGCCACGCTGCGGCAGGTGCACGGTATTGATCGAGACCAGTTGACGCTTGTCGTTGGTCACCGGCTTGCCGGGAGCACCGCGCTGCGCCGCGGGCACGAGCGACAGGGTGGTACCCTGCTTCTCGATCGACAGGGCGGTCGTGGTGATGCTCTCTTCCGTGAACAGGCCCAGCTCGCCGATGCGAGTCGGTTGATGGGGCACGTCGTTGATCGCCTTGGTGAGCGACGCGACGCTGAATGCGTCGTTGTTGAAAATATCGAGATGCGGCATGTCTATGAACCTCCCTCTGTATCTTGGCCGTACTGTGCCTGGTTAGCGAACGATGATGCCGACGGCAGCCAAGTCGGCCTTGGCAGTAGCGTCGAGGCCAGTCAACTCAGCCTCGATGACTTCCGCCTGGCGGGCGATAACGACCGCTTGTTGATCCACGGCCAGATCCGGGGCGCCTGCGTACAGCACCGCAGCCGCGACTTCACTACCGTCAGCCGCCGCGTTGTTGTAAGCGACATACTTGCCGCTGGCAGAGATCTTGCCCATCACCGTGCCTGGGACCAAGGCGCCGGCAGCCGCCGCGATGGTGACTTCTTCCCGGCTGATGGAGCCGTTGCCTTCCGACAGCAGAAACTCGCCGGTGTGCTTGCCTTCGATGAGTGCCATTTCCTTAACTCCTTACCGAGAACGACGCGCAGCCCAAATATCCGCAGTCTTGACGGCTACCGGCTGCGCGGGATTGGTTGCCGTGCTATTGCCCTTCGGCGCGGTGTCGATATGCTGCTGCTCGTCTGCTTCGGCAAGCATTGAGCACAGCTTTGCGCGAACGTCTGCCGTCGAAGTCCGCGCTTTGATGAACTGAGCAGCGGCATCGGGCTTCTTGGCGACGGCGCACAGCGCCTTGATTTCCCGGGCATCGTTGATTGCCGCGGTGACGGCTTCGACAGCCCCAAGGCTTTGATCCAGTGCCCAGACGGTGGCGAATTCCGCCAGACCCGCCTGCTCAGCGAGAGCGGTCACCTGATCTGCGAAGGTCGCATTGGCTTCCTGCGCCGCCTGCTTCGGCTCAGGCGCGGGATCGGTCTTCGCTGCAGGCGTCTGCGCTGCCGTGAACGCAGCCTTCACGTTCTCAGGCAGGCGGTCTGTCTCGTAACTGGCGGTAACGTTCATCGCCGGCTCCATTTCGTCGGCCAGGCCGATTTCAACGGCTTCGGCGGCCGTGAGATAGGTGTCCTTCGACAGAAGCGCGTCGATCTCTTCCTCGCTCTTGCCGGTGCGCTTCACGTAGGTGGCGCGCAGGCTCGCGCCAACCTTGTCGAGCACGTCGGCAAACTCGCGGAATTCCTCAGCATTGCCGTACATGCCCGCCAGCGGGTTGTGCACCATCACGAAAGTGTTTTCCGGCATAACGATCTTGTCGCCTGCCAGCATGATGTAGCTCGCGGCGCTGGCAGCAATACCAAGCACGCGAACATGGATTTCCTTGCCCGAGTTGCGCAGGGCATTGAAGATGGCCAGGGCGTCGAATACTGAGCCTCCCGGCGAGTTGATCGAGAGATTGATCTTCTTGGCCGTGATCTTGCTCAGATCGGCAATGAAATCCTTGGCGGTGACACCCCAGAAGCCAATCTCGTCGAAGATCGAGATGTCCGCTTCCTCGGGGGTGTTCGCCTTGGCGGTGATCGAATACCAGTTCTTCATGGCAGTCCTTTTTTGATGAAGCGAATTTTCGGCATCCACAGGCAACACCGCCTGCGGATGAATTTCGGTCAGACCTCGGGATCCGGCTTCACGCGGCGCCTCACCTTGTCGCGCACGAACACATAGAGCTGCAGACTCGTATAGATGAAGGTCACCCACAGAAGCAGGCTCGGCAGCATCCCGGTGAGCCACTGGATACTGCCGACCACTGCTGCGGGCGCGACCTTGCACATCTCGTTGAACAGCTCGCTGAGGGTCATTTTTTCGCCTTGTTGGAGTCGGGACGCCGGCCCGGCGAGGATTCGCCGCTGCTGTCGCCATCTGAGCGATTCGGATCGGGTTGTATAGGTGCGGTGAACAGGCCCAGTTCCTCGTCGCGCTCCTTGTCAGCGGCGCGCTCGGCGTCAACCTGCTCGGGGTCATCGCCGCGTTCAGCAATGACGCTGGACCGACTGCGAAAGCCAGCGTCAACCTCCAACTTCTTGCCTTGCACGTCCTGCACGGGGTGGATGTACTGCCAGCCGTGGGGCGCCCACTCGACTCGCTTCGCGTCGTTGGCCTCCTCCACGGAAATGGCACCGCTGAGAACACCGGCATCAACCCAGGCATCACGGATTGGCTGGCATAGCATCGGGATGACGATCTGCCACTGGCGTTGCTCGGCGAAGCGGCGGAATTCATTGATGATCACGCGCAGCGTGCGGTCAGACACCTCCTTGATGTCGCCGCTGAACAGCTCGTAGGGCAAGCCCTGGCCCGCCGCCGTGCCCAGGTGCTGTGTGCGCATGTAGTCCGGATACGCCGTGCCCGCATCCGGCGGGGCGGAGAACTTCACGTCCTGCCCGGGATCGAGTTCCTGCGACATGCCCGGCTCAAGGCCTGCCAGCGGAAGGCCATCGTTCCCCCAATCCACTGGAAGGTTGGTCAGAGGATCGAAGTCGCCATCGACGCCTCCAGGCATGGTGCGCGTGATGAACACCGTGAAGAGATTGGCCAGCTTCTGCCGCTCCAGCACGTTGTCGTCGAAGTCCGCCACATTGCGCAGGCGCGCCAGGATCGGAGCAAGCGACGACACGCCGCGCAGTTGGCCCGGGCGCTTGGGCTCAAACATGTGCAGCACTTGGTCTGCCGGCACGCGCAGGAGCCTGCTCGCGTCAATGGCGCTGGAGAGCTGGCCGTCGCCCGGGTGATCGCGATACATCCAGTAGGCGACTCGGCGCCCGTACTTGTTGCGCTCGATGCCCTGCCGGATGGTATTGCCCGCCGGCATACCCGGCCAGTAATCGGCGTCAAGCAGCGGCACGAAGTCCGCCTCAATAAGTTGGACCTGCAGAGGCACCGCCAGTGGTGCGTCGATCTGGCGAGGGCGCAAGCGTGCGAAGACCTCCCCCGATTCAAGCCAGGAACGTACCGCAAGGGTCTGTAGACCATAGAAGTTGAGCACCCCATCTGCGTCGGCCTGCGACACCCAGGCATCCCACAGGTCATTCAGCTCCTGCTTCCGATTCTTGGACTTGATGCGGCGCAGGCGCGGCACAATGCCGATGCCGATGAGGTTCGTCGTCCAGTGCTGTGTACTGGATTCGCCCGACCAGTCATTGCGACCGGCGTCGCGCGCGCGGTCCCGGATCTTCTGCAGACCGGTGATCGCCCGGTTCGGCCCGGACGTGGGCGGGTTCCAGCCGCGCATGCGTCGGCCGGAGCCGGCGGCGTCATATCGCGCCTTGACCGCCAGCACGCCGCCACCGGCGCCTTGTGCGGCGGCCTGTGCCGCAGCCTTCCGCTTACGAGCCGACGCCATCAGTAGCCCCGCCCGTTCTGGTACAGATACACGCGGCGCGGGCGAGTCTTGCCCAACTGCTTCGCCAACTGGGCTTCCAGGTCGGCGCGCGCCTTGATGAGGTCATCGACCGAGCGATACGTGATACTCTGCCCGCCGAGCGTGACTTGCCGCTCGCCGGATGCGATAGCTTCGTTCAGCGCGTCGATGTCCGCTTGGGTGACTGCCATGTGGATTTGCGTGGGCTTGTTTCGTTCACGCAGATCATCAGGGTTCAAGTCCGGCAGTGCCTGCGGTTGGATTTCGGGCGGAGTGGATCACCCCAAGTACGACGAGCGGGCGACGCGGCGCCTGCGGACTGCCGGCGCGGCTGGCGCTGCTTCGGCAGGCGGACGCTCAACAGCCACGCTTGCCTTCATCTCGCGGCGACCCTCGACCGCTATCAGTTCCGAGTTCTCCGCCAGAGGCTTCGCCCACGTGGGGGCGCGGCCCCAGTTCTTGATCTTGTCGGCACCCAGACGCAGGCGCGCGGCGATCGCGTAGACGCATAGGTCAAACGCCTCGTTTCGCTTGCGCACCTGGCGCCAGACACCTCTCGGGTCGCGGACTTCGGCGGTGAGTTCGTCGAAGAACGCCATCGGCAGCCAACCACCGGGATTCTGCGGGCTCTTCGGCTTCGGGAAGTGGTAGTAGCCGGGCCCGGGCGACGGCCGCCGCAGCCCGGCAGCGACCTCATCCTTCAGCAAATTGGGGTTGAAGACGTAGAGCGGGATGTCGCCCTTCTCACGCCCGTTGCGGTTCCCAACCCACGATTCCTTGATCCGCGGCGCCGTTTTTGACGAAGCGCCTTTCACCAGCATCACCCGGCCGTGCAGCCCCTCGCGCCGAAGGCGCCGGTACCACGCATACGCCTTGTCGGTAACGCCGTCTTCGCCACCCGAGTCCACGGCGACCATCTTGACCCGCAGTTCCAGCCCATCCATGGGCGTGCGGTAGGTGGCGCGTACCACGCGCTCGGTCAGCACGTCCCAGTCCTCTGCATAGCTCGCCGGGTCGATCGGTGCCATGCCGCCCATGCCTTCGCGCGCCGACTCGGTGAGGTTGTAGCGGTCGACCAGCCACTGCTCATTGTGTGGCCCGTGTGCGTGCACCTGCACGACGAAGCGCGCGTTGGTACCGCCCTGCACGTCGACCTGAGCTGTCAGGAAGCGCGTCTGCTCCGGCACGATGTAGCGCGCCAAGCCCTGCTCCGCGCGATCGGCCGGGCCAACTGAGGTTCGGCCAGCCTCCGCCAGATGCCGGCTCATGTAGGGCATGCCCTGGTCGACGTTGGTCGTGTTCTTGAGCGGCTCTTCGTCCCCGCTGAGTTCGTACTGGCGCAACGCCTGGAAGTAGCGCAGAAGAAGGGACTTCCACGACTGGAAGGCGGCCGCGACACCGCCAAGCCAGTAGCCAACCGTCGGCGAGGTGACGGCCTCTCCGATCAACTCGTCGTCTGCGGTGATGTGCTGCCCCTCAGCCAGCCAGCGGCCGCACCGATTCAGCGCCGGCTTCGCCTTCGGCAGGTGGACCGCACCGCAATGCGGGCAGATGATCCGGTTGTACTGATCGGCCAGGGCGTTGATGTCGCCCTCGCGGACGATCTGACCTAGTTCGTCATCCGACGGCAAGTTGAACAGCCCCAGGCCGGGAGCGGCTTCAAACCACTCTCGGCAATCTGGGCACTTCCAGTACCAGCGGCGCCGGTCGCTCCCGTTGTATATGCCCAAGATGCCGCTCGTCGGCGGCGCCTCGTGCGGTGTGGCAGGCCGCCAGTTTGGGTCTTCCAGATCGCGGCCGGGCGAAGACTCCGCCAAGGCCATGCCCCGGGACATGAACGTCGTGGTGCGCTTCAGTCCAAGAGGAAACGGCGCACCTTCGCCGCCGATGTCGTCCGGCATCCGGTCCAGATCCGTGAAGGCGACATAGCGATAGGTCGACCCGGACAGGTTCGAGACGGTTGGCCAGGCGATGCGCAGCCACATGCCGTGCCGGAATTGCTTGTCGTGCACGGTATCGTCCTGGCTGGCCGCCGATTTCATAGCCGCGAGGTTCGGCGAGTGGCGCAGGGCTCGATCGATGTCCGTTTTTGAGAACTCGCGCGCCTTATCCTGCGACATCTGGACAATCAGCATATCGCCCGGGTCATTCACAGCGGCATGCGCCATCCAGCCGAGCAGCAGCGCAGCAGTCTTGCCTGTACGCGCCGGGCCGATGAACGCCAGTGCCTCGTGTCGCCGACTGGCAAGCATGTCGGTCGGTTCGACCATGTACGGCGTCTCATCGGGGGACCAGGGTGTGGCTGGCCCTCCGGTCTGCTTGATGATGAGGTTCTGTGCGGCGCCCTCACTCACCGACATGCGCTTCGGCGGGCGGAACGCCTCGAACGGACTCAGCACGTCGCCGAGTGCGATGGCGTAGTGGGCGGTTTCGTCAAACATTCCCGCCCCCCATTCTTTCGAACACATCCGCCAGTTCGGCCAAGGATTCATCGACCTGCCGGCCGATTTCCTCGGCAATGTCAGGCGCCAGCGCCAGGCGCCGCTCTAGGTGATCAGGCAAGGAGCGCAAGGTTTGGGCAATCGTGGAGTAGGCCGTGGCGGTCGCCTGCACCACCGCGGCACGGGAAACGTACTCGCCGCTCTTGATCTTGAACTCGAGCTCATTCAGGTCAGCCTTGGCCCGCTCATTGCGCGCCCGGGCCTCATCGAAGTCCTCAAGCACCGGGGGCTTCACGTACTCCTTCGGCTTCCGGCCGGCGCCGGAGCGCGCACCGCCGTGGCCGTTGCCCTTCGAGGTGCGGGCCGGGGTCGTTTGGCTCATCCCCATCAACCCCTTGCCGCGCACTCGGCGGTCGCCGCGGTCGGCTTCAACCAGGCATGAAGCTCCGAGGCGCGCACGAATAGCAGCCCGCGCTCGCCAAGCTTCACCAGCTCGAGCGGCGCCTCACCCCGCCTGATTGCGGACTCCAACAGATCGACGGAGATGCCCACGAGGGCGGCCGCAGCGGCGAGCCGGTAGAGGCCTGGCGACGCCGCGGGCGCAACTTGATTTCTTTCCATGCCGAAAATGGTGCGTTTTCGGTGCTGTCGCGTCCTGCGGATGGATTTCGGGGTTCTAGCTGTGGTGTCGGGGCTGGTGGGGATGTTTCAGTGGTCAATGCCCTGAAATCAAGTTTGAAAATCCGAAAAACTCCCGAAGGCCGGGCCTCTTCGCGCCCGCACGTAGCGGAATCCCTCCGGGGCCCCCGCCAAGTCGGCGATGCGCATGATGGCTGCCGGCTGGAACCATCCGCTTATACACATCTCTTGGGTAGCCGAGCGTCCATCCAGCCGGCAGGGACCGTATAGGAGACGCTGAGAGGACATGTGCGGGTGCACCAATTGGCACGTTGAAGAAAGCGCTTATATCCGGGAGTCATAAATCTAATGACCAAAGTATAAGTTTTCTGCGATGCACAAACTGATGGTGCCAACCTATAGTGCACTTAGGGATGGGAAAGATAGCCACCTGCAGAGGAGGTGGAAAATGCTGAAGAAGGTCTTACTGCTCACAGTTGCAGGTGCTGCACTTGGCGCTGGTGCAGCTTCTGCCGGCACGATGGGGGCGCGTGACCCCTATACAGATGGAGCGAAAGCTGGAAAGTATGACGTCTATGCCGATGGCGCGAGAGTTACGCATAGGCGAGACGTGTACACCGATGGGGCGAGAGCTACAGGCGGGCGCGACGTATTCACCGATGGCGCGAGGGTCACCAATCGCGATGGTTTTGTCGAGGATGATAAAAAGTAGGGACCGGTTTCGCGTCAACTGTTCGCAGTCCGCGAACCAAATTGCCCCACTCTTTCGGAGTTCCCTCACTTTAAGGTACGTGCAGCAGGGCCACCTCACGAAGGTGGCCCTGCCTCGTTCTGTGCTGGTGTGCTGATATGTCTGCTACTCTGCCGCTGGCTAGGCTAGGCAGCCCAGGTCAAGCGGCATTTGGGCGGGGTTGCCTTCCAATGCCTTCTTCTGGGCACGGCGCATGATGAGCGGGATCAGGTCCATACGCTCGATCTTGGTCCGGAGCTGCTGCACCCGGCGCTCAGTCAAGCCAGTGATCTGAGCAATCTCCTTGGAGCCCTTGCCCTTGGCGATCAACTGGGCGATGAGGCGGTTCCGGCGGTCAATCTCTTCCAGATGGCCCTCAGGGATGGCCAGCGTCTCGGAGCCGTACGCCGCGACCAGGCGTCGGAAGGCTGGCAGCCCGATCAGGCGGGACACCGGGTGGTTTTCGTCTGCCGCGGCCGGGACGTACAGGTTGGCGCCACCGAACCAAGCCACCAGCAGCGAGGTGGCCGTGTAGCCGATTTCAGCGCTCACATCCTCCAGCACTCCATTTGCCTTGGTTCTGTCCATCATATCCCCGCTCAGTCAAAGACAACCCCGTAGGTGGAAGCGGCGTGCGCCTCGACCTGCCTCATGTATTCCGCCATCGCCCCGACAGTGATCTCGCCGCTGGCGATCGACGGCTCGACCAGCACTATCCGGCCGTCCGATAGGCGGTGCTCCTTCGGTGGCAGGAACCGCTCCTTCATGTGCTTGTGCCACGTTGCCTTGGTGAACCGACAGCCGGCGACCACCGCCTGCTCCGCGATCGGCTCAATCACCGCTTTCCAGTAGAAGCGCACCTGCTCTTCCGTGCGGTCGGCGCCGTCGTCCACCAGAATCACCCGCATTGGCCGCCCATCGCTGGCCATGGTTGGGGCCGCGGCCTTGACCATGGCCACAACCTCGTTCCAGTCTGCGCGGCCACGCAAGGTGAATTCCCGAAAGACCTGGCTCATACGGACTCCCAGCGCAGTTTCCCCTGTGTCGGGTGCGTATCTACGCGCGGCCGACTCGGGCAGCCCCACGACCCGCCATCCGTTTGCGCCACCAGCCGCCAACCGGCGCCGCGCAGCGACGCCCCGCCTTCTTCCGGTAGCGTGTAGGTGATGAGTTTCCTGTAACCCAACGCGCGAGCCGCCCGCCAAGCGGCGGCGTAAAGCATGCTGCAGGCGTTCGCCGTACCATCCGTGCAGCACCGGTTCACTTCCAACACCCAGCCGTCATCCAACGCCCGAGCCACTGGACGCCCGATCAGCGCCACCCCGACGACCTCGCCGGCATCGGCCACCGCGACACAGAACTTCGTGCCGACGACAGGCCGGTGGTGCCGGTGATGCCTGGCCACAAACGCGTTCGCCTCGGCGAACATTATGGGCACGATGTGTAGCGTCACGCGGCCACCGCTGCTTGGTGGTGTTCGTACAGCGCGGCCGCGGCGCGGGTGATCACCAGGCGCACAGCGGCGGAGGCGTTGTCTCCAATCGCCTCCAACAGCGTCAGGGCTACGCCACCCGGGTATGCAGTGGCAATGGCGTGCTCTCGGCCCACGTTGACGGACAGTCGGCAATCGATTTGCAGGCGGAAGGCGTCGCCGTCGTGTCGCTTCGGGTCGAACAACGCCCATTGGTCGCCTACGCCTACGTGCACGACCTCGAGCTCACGCACTCGGAATCGGCGCACGTCATAGCCGGCGGCGTGCGCCGCGGCCTCGATCAGTTCAATCTCTTCCTTGCTGTACGGCTTCATCATCGGTATTTGGCAGGCAGGTAGATGTCGACAGGGCCCAGCTCGAACACTGCGCGGCCGCGCGGCGCGCGCCAGTACCAGAACCCCCAACGGAGCGGATTGAGCCCGCGGAACTTGATTCGCATGTTTCCTGTTCTCCTATGGAAGTACCCTGTCCACCCAGTACTGGCGCGCAGCCGGCCAGATATGGCCATCCAGCACGCGGCAGGCGGTGTTGTAAGGGATGCCCATCTCGACAGCGATGGTCGGAACAGCCTGATTGCGGTCGGCGACCAGGAACCGCTCGAAGATCTCCATGGCCTGGGCGTAGGTCACGCCTTCGCGCTGCTCCGTGCCTTCCGGCATGGCCGCGGTCGCGGCCGGTGCCTGGGCGGTTGTCATGCGGCCTGCCGCACGTCGGTCAGGGCCGGCACCGGCAGCCGCGCCTTCCCGTCGTATTCCGCCACTACGGCGCGCGTGGCCCTGTCGACCTCGCTGATCTTGCAAAGCTGGATCTGCTCGAACCAAAGATCCAGCGCCAGGCGGATGTCGCACAGCGCGTCGCCGTCGAAGCCCATCCGGCCGGTGCGCTCAAACCGTTCGCGGGCCCGGATCATGCCGTCATTGGCGGCGATTAGCGCCGGCATGATTTCCTCGCCAGTGCCCTCATGTGCCAAGGTGTGGGAGTGGCGTAGCGCGCTGACGATCGTGTTCCATTCCCGCGCGCCGCCGGTGCCGCGCGTGATCCCGTCCAGCGAGGTCAGCACGGCAAGCCGGAAGCGGTCCGCCTCTGATTCGCGCACCGGCAGGCTCTCCACGTACAGGCGCTGTGTCGCGCGCAGTTGGTCGAGTAACGTCGGGCGCGGGCGGTAGGCCTTGTTGCGCTTCTTCTGGCTCTTGGCCATCTCAGAAATCCTCCCGCTTCCAGCCCCCGCCCAGCTTGGCGGGCAGCTTCGTTGCCTTGATGAATCGGAACCAGGGCAGCGCCTCGGCGCACAGCTTGATCTTCATGCCGCCCTTCTCGGTGGTGTAGCCGCCCTTGGTTTCGTGGATCTCGACGCGCATGTCAGCGGCCAGCACCAGAAAATCCACCTCGTAAAAGGTGTTCTTGGCAAGGCGCACGTTCATCGGGTGGAACTTCCAATCGATGATCTCGCCGCGCTGCCTCTGTTGCTCGAGCACGTCGGCATAGGCGCGCTCGGTCTTGTTCATGACGTCCTTGGCCAGCCGGCCCAGCGCGTGGAAGCGCGCCATCGGATCCGCCTTGGTGGCCGGCGACGGCGCAGGCTTGCGCGCCTGGTGAGCGGCAAGCTGCTCCGGCGTCCAGCGAAGCATGCCGCTCATGCCGCGACATCCAATCCGAGGCCGATTTGTTCTGCCTTTCGTGCAGGCGCGTCGAACAGCGACCGTTGCCGCGTCGCGTCTTCGATCCGGCGGCAAGCGACGGCGAAATACTCGGGGTGCTGCTCAACCCCGATGAACTTCCGGCCCATCTTGATTGCGGCCACGCCAGTCGTACCGCTCCCCATGAACGGGTCGAGGACGGTACCGCCCTCCGGGCAGATCTCGACCATTGCCGCCATCAGATCTACGGGCTTCTGTGTGATGTGCTCGCGATCTGCCGGATAGGCGAACTCATAGAATCCGGGCAAACAACCTACGCCACGTTCAATTGGCATAGGCCCCGCGCTTCCCCACACCACGTATTCACACTGAGCGGAAAAGCGCCCCATCTGCGGCCTTGCCGCCTTCTTTGCCCACGGGACCACGCCGCGCCAAACCCATCCGCCACCTTGCAGATAGTCCGTCGAAACCGGCAGTTGCCTCCAGTCGGTGAAAAACAGACCGGGAGCCCCAGGCTTGCTGACACGCAGCGCTGCAGCCGACCATAGGCAAGACCAGAAGTGGAATGCGCGTTGGTCCCGGTTATCACCGCCAAAATCAGTGGTCTTTGCGATGTTCCCGCTACTCGAGCTCAAGTACTTGGTCTTCGTGTCCATCGCGCGATCGCCGCGGAATGCCCCACCGCTTGAATAGGGAGGGTCAGTAATGACCGCATCCGCTATCCCATCGGCCATATCCCTCAGGACTGCCAAGCCGTCGCCCAGATACAGGACCGCGTCTCCAATCACAACCTTCTCCACGCTCATACGCCCTTTTCCCTCATCCATTGGCGGCGCTGCGCCGCCTGCTCTTCCGATACCGGCGAATGCATGTCGCAATGCCGCTCTGTCTCTGCTGCTTGCCAGCGCTGCGTCAATGTTTCCTTCAGGCAGCGCCCCATTCCCACCCTTGCATGCGCGATGTCGCTGGCACGCAGGTGCTCGCCGTCTTCGTCGGGGCGTGGCCTCAGGGTGAAGTGCTCGCAGGTAATGCAGGTGGTCGTCATGCCTCTTCCTCAGCCGGGTAGAAGAACGCCATCAGGCGGGCGTGCATCGCCTCGTCGCGCTCGGTCTCGCGCAGGAGCTGGTGACGCCACGGGCCCTCGCCGGCACGCTTGAAAACACGAACCTTGAACGCCATGAATAGCTCGCCCTCGGCCTCTTTCCAAACGGAGCCCAGTTCCTTCCCCTTGGCCTTAATCCCTTCGGCGCTCAACCACCACTCGACGGACACCAGCGCCGGGGCGCCCGCTGCGGCCGGGCTGCCGGCAGCTGCCGCGGCGGCTTTGGCGGCCTGCTCGCGGGCCGAGCGAATCATCCCGAGGATGTAGCCGGCATTCGGCTTGTCCCCGGGCTTCTTCATGCCGAACACCTCGACGGCCTCGGCGATCTCCTGATCAGACACGGCCAGGCGGACCATCTCCGTAACGTCGGCGTGATTGCTGGTCACCGCCATGCCGTAGGTCTTGCGCAGCAGGATCGCCAACTGCACGTGCCGCGGGTTTTCCTCCCCGGTCGTTGCGTTCAGCAGGTGTGATGTGGCGTGGGCCGCTGCGCCCGCGGTACCGCAGAGGTTCACATCACCACTGACCTTTGAAGCAGTAGGTGATGGTGATGGTGAAGGGCAGTCCTCAAGAACAACCCCGGGCAGTGCATCAGGCACTGCTTCGGGCTGTGCTTGTGGCATGCTTGGAGCACTGCTTGTGGCAGATCCGGGGGACTTCTTGCCCCACCTCTTTTCTGCTGCTAGCGTGGCCTTTGCTACGGCACTTTCCTTGCGTGTCTGGCTTGCTCGAAGCTCTTCATCAGCACGTTTCTGGTGCAGCAATCCGCCCTCTTCCTTGAAGAACCGGATCACGGCAGGCTTTGCCTTCTTCCAGGCGGCTGCCGTAAGGCGAGTGATCTGCGCCAGCGTCGCGTCATCGTTGGGCGGCGGCCCATTGCGCCAGTAATCCATGAGCAGCAGCAGGTATGCCCCGTGCTGCTCGGTGGTCAGGCGCGTGGTGTCCGCAAGGTAGTCGCCGATGAACAGCGGCATCCAGACGTCTACCTTGTCCTTTGCCTTGCTCACGTCGATACCCCCTGCCCCGCCAACTTGACGGCGCGCACCGGCACCCAGCGCTGGTATGCGTCATCCCAGTAGTTGCGGCGCTGTTCCTTCGTCAACCAGTTGCCTTGGTCGATCGCGTGATGGCACCAGGCGCAGCCCGGTACCGTCTTCTCATCGGCGGCCTTGATGGCGCCACCCTTGCCGTGCTTCAACTGGTTGCTGTGGCAGTCGACCACCGTCTCGCGGTCGTGCGAAGGCGCGCCCGGGATAAGCAGGTAGCAAGGCTCGCCGCGGCAGGCCAGCGCATAGCGGCGCTCAGCCATCGGTCGGCGCTTCGGCCCCTTCTTCTTGAAGGGGCTAGGCACCAAGCCGGCCGTCTGCTTCAGCCAGGCGCTGGACCGCAGCGGGGTGTGGCGCTGCAGCAGGCCGGTTCGCTTCATTGGCTTTGACCTGCTCAGCACGGCTCGACCTCCAGCATCAGGCCCGGCTGGCGCGTGCGCTCGGCCTGCAGCGCGATGTAGTCCGGATTGATCTCGGCGCCCAGCCAGCGGCGGCCGAGGCGCTGCGCGACGCTGGCCACCGTGCCGGAGCCCATGAACGGGTCGAAGACGATGTCACCCGGCCGGCTGCCCGCCAGGATGCAGGGCTCGACCAGCGCTTCCGGGAAGGTGGCGAAGTGCGCCCCGCTGTACGACTGGGTGGCAATCGTCCACACAGAGCGCTTGTTCCGCGTCTCGCTGTAGTCGATGTCCTCGCGCCCAGGCCGGTGTTGCGCCTTCTGGCCGTGCTCGCCGTCGGAGTACTTGGTCTCGCGCGCGAAGCTGTTGCGCCTACTACGCTGACGCTCCGCCCAGTTGGACAGTCCCAGCTTGGTACGGTGGCTCTCGTCGCCGTCGACGTAGGCCTGGGCGCCCTTGGCGTGCTGCACATTCCCCGCCAACCCGCCCGTGGCTTGCTCCTTGATCGCGCCCGCATCGAAGCGATAACGTGCGCTCTTGGTCATCAGGAACAGATACTCGTGTGCCTTCGTGCACCGATCTGTGATGCTCTCCGGCATGGGATTCGGCTTGTGCCAGATGATGTCCTGGCGAAGCCACCAGCCGGCGTCCTGCAGCGCAAATGCAAGGCGCCACGGCTGCCCCATCAGGTCTTTCGCCTTTAGGAAATCGTCGCGGATCGTACCGGTTCCGGACTGCTTGCGCTGCGCCGCCTTCATCTGGTTTGCGCTCAAAGCCGAGATGTTCGGCGCATGCTTGCCGGCATGCTCCCGCGACTGCGCGCCCCACGATCCGGCATAGGCGTCACCCATGTTGAGCCACAGCGTTCCATCGTCGGCCAGCAGTTCACGGCACAGGTGGAACACCTCGACCATGTTGGCCAGGAACTCACGCAACGTCGGCTCTTGGCCAAGTTGCCCGGCATGGCCATAGTCGCGCAAGCCCCAGTACGGCGGGCTGGTGACGATGCACTGCACTCGCACGCCGGCGGCGATCAGGTCGCGCATGACGGCGCGGCAGTCGCCTCGGTAGCAGTAGTTGGTCAGCATGCTACGATCCCCTCTCTCGTAAGGGGGTGGACATGGGGCATGTTGAGCTCTATCAGGCCAATGGCTACTACTACTGGCCCGAGGTCAGGGGCGCGGAAGGCAGATATACCGCGGTGGTCAGGTTCGTCTGCATTGAAGAGCATCTGCGGCATGCGGTGCCTGCGCAAAGCGACCAGGTTCCGGGCATCTTCTCCACTCACGAGGCGGCTCTTGATGCGGCCAGAGCATGGGGGCACGAAACAGCGCGAGGCCCTTGGCATGCGTTGAAGTGGATTTGGGGTAGATGAATTCACGCAGCCACCCCCATCCGCTTCGCCTCTCGCGCCGGCCAACTCGCCATATCCGGCACGTTTGCATGCACCAGCGCGGCGGCCATCGGCGGGCTCACGCTGTTGCCGCACATGCGCACCTGGGCATGCTTGGGCAGGCGCCGGCCGTTGATCACCGGCGCGATCACGTAGGAAGCGGGAAAACCCTGCGCGGCGTACAGTTCATGCGGCTCCAGCATGCGCATGCCGATGTCGGCAATCTGGTATTGCTCGCCAGCGACCGTCACCAAGCCGAGACGGTCCTTGGTCGGTATGGTGTGCATCGGGTCGCGGCAATCCTGGTCCTGGCCGCCCTCGCTGTAGTACTTCACCAGGAAGGCGCGGACTTCGCCGATATGCGTGCCGCCGGCGGTCACAGTCGGCGTCGGCACATCGGTCGGGCTACCCGTGCACTCGCCGCGTAGCCTCACCAGGTTGGACGAGACCAGCGCGTGGTGGTCGGCGGTCGTGATGGTGCTGGCAGGCTCATTCAGGCCAACGCCGGGCCCATCGTAGTTGCCGCCGTAATGCTTAGCCAGGAAGGCAGACACGAGCGCATGCTTGGCGCCGCCGGCGACGACCGTGCCGAGCGGCTTGTCCAGTCCGGGCGCACGCGGCGCCTGGCCGGCCCGCTCGCCGTACCCTGTTTGGATCAGGGTTGCCGACGCCAGCGCGAAGTGGCCGCCCTTGACCTCGGCGCATTGCGTGCGGAGCGGCTCGTCGGCGCGGAAAGCGCGCTGGCTGGATGCGTTGGCGCATTCAGTCACTATTGGCGCCATGGTGGCAGCTGGCAGCCGTACGGTGTACGGCGCGGCCGCGTCGATGACGTAGCGGCGCAGACCGCGCGCGATGCGACGCTGGGTAGCCTCCGCCAGCGGGCGCGGGCGCTCAAAAATGGATGGGCACGGGATCGACCAGTCGATGCACTCGGCGGCCGTGCGCCACGGCTTGCGCTGCTTTGCCTTCACCGCGGTGCTACCCGGCGCGCCGTGCGTGGGTTCCGGCCAGACGATGGGCTTGCCGTCGCAGCGGGCGATCAGGAACAGGCGCTTGCGGATGGTCGGAGCGCCGAAGTCGCACGCGCGCAGCTCTCGCCATTCGACGGCATAGCCCTTCTCGTTCAGTTGGCGGACGAACGAGCGGAACGTGTCGCCCTTTCGCTTCGGGCACGGGTTGCCGTCATCGAGAAGAGGCCCCCAAGTCTGGAACTCCTCGACGTTCTCCAAGATGATCACGCGCGGCCGGACCAGTGCCGCCCAGCGCATTGCCACCCAGGCCAGGCCTCGAATCTTCTTGTCGCGCGGCTTGCCGCCCTTGGCCTTGCTGAAGTGCTTGCAATCCGGGCTGAACCAGGCGAGGCCTACCGGCCGGCCCTTCACCAAGTCGAGCGGATCCACGTCCCACACCGACTCGCAATGATGCTCGGTCTGCGGGTGATTCATGGCGTGCATCGCCACGGCCTCGGGGTCGTGGTTGATGGCGATGTCGACGTGTCGGCCAAGTGCGAGCTCAATGCCGCAACTGGCCCCACCACCGCCAGCGAAGTTGTCAACGATGATCTCTTCGGAGATGTCGAGCAGGAACTGGTCGCGGATCATGCTGCCGCCCCTTGTTACAGCGTTGCGGCCGTGGTGGCCGGCGCAGTGTTCGAAGGTTCGGCAGCTAGCTTCAGCAGCTCCTGCGGCTTGCCTGTGTAGAGATCCTTGATGCTTCCGCAGACGACCAGGCGCTTGGCGTCGAGCAGCTCGCGCACGCGACCGCAGACACCGGACAGCTTCATGTTCGTGCGACGCGAGATCTCTTCGCGCGTCAGCTTCGCGCCGGCGCCATCGAAAGCGTTGATCACCATCTGCTGGCTGGCGGAAAGCTCCTTGTCCGTCAAGGAGTGGTACGAGTCGAACTGCGCGCCCGAGACACGGTGGCCCGAGCGGGTGCTGTAAATCTGATCCATGTTTCTCCCCGGCTTTCCGGTAAATGAAAGTGGTACGCGGCGCCTTGTGTCGGCGCGCTACGTTCAGGCTGCTTTCATCGCCTCGATTTGCGATTCCAGCTCGCGGATGCGGCGCTGCTCAGTCGTTTCGCGACTGGTCACGAAGCCGCAGACGCTGTCTTCGTACTGGCGGATGGCCCAGTTGCCGCAGAGCGCCTGGAACTTGATGCGGAAGTCGAACGGCAGGTACTTCTTTCCGCTCAGGATGTTGGAGAGGTGCGACTTGGGCATGCCCAGGATCGCCGCTGCGTCCGAGATCGAATAGCGGACGCGACGTTTCGCCCAGCAGAGGACAGTCGCGTCAGCCTCGTGCCGCAGGCGCGCGATCAGAAAGTCCGCAACCATCTGAGGCTCTCCGACGACTTCGAAAAACGGCATTTCTCGTTGCATCGTTCGCTCCCCCACACAAGTTCCACCTGTTCTCCGTGGCGTTCCACGTACCGAATGGCGTCAAATAAAGGCGTCACTTCGGACGCCTCAATGAAAACTGTGAACCGCCTACGTCTTCTGCTTTCTGCTCGGCGTGCCGACCGAAGGCTGGGTGTCGTCGGTGGCTTTGATTGCATCGGCATCGGCAGCGAGTTCCGGCCAGATCAAATGCCAATCATTCGGGCGCAGGTCTTTTCGGGTCACCGCTCCCTTGGTCGCCATCTCGATCGCAACGCAGCGCTCGATCGCAACGGGACGAGTGCCGCTTGCCCATTGCTGTACAGTGGGGGGCTTGACGCCGACCTGACGAGCGAGTGCAGCTTTCCCGCCTGCGATCTCGCTGGCCCGCTGGATTGCGGATGTGGTTTCTGTGCTCATGAGGCCCATTATATGGCATTGCCTTCTTTTTGCAAGGCATTGCCGTATCTCGCCCAAAGTGAGTCAAATTAGGCAATGCTTACTGGTGAAAAATTGGGCGCTGCCATCGAGCAGGCCAGGCAAGAGAAGGGCGTCTCAAAGAAGGCGCTCGCGGATGCTATGGGGGTCAAACCCGCATCCGTTCAGGACTGGGTGAAGTACGGCCGCATCGCTAAGGAGCGTATTAACGACCTCGTCGCGTACTTTTCGGACGTCGTCGGCCCAGAGCACTGGGGCCTAGACTTTGCGCCCACCGTCAATCCAAAATTTGGCGCAGATCAGAAAAAAACAAAACTTAACGAGAAGTCTGAAACAGACGCTTACAATCCCCCGCCAACGGCCGCCAAGACGCTTCACGGCGTCTACGTGCGGCCGATTGTTACCTACGAGAGCCTGGAAGAACTTCCACAAGAGTCGACGGTTCTCGTGACGAGGATTGATGTGGAATTGTCGGCGGGGAATGGGAAAGAGACTTGGCACATCGAGGAGAAGGAGCCGCTGCCATTCCAGGCAGACTACATCCGGCGCCTGGATGCCAAGCCGAAAAATCTGGTGGCGGTCAAAGTTACTGGCGACAGCATGGAGCCGCGGCTGTTCGACGACGACTCCGTGATAGTGGATCGCGCTGACACACGGGTGCCCGCCAACGGCGGTGTATTTGCCCTTGTCTACGCTGGCGAGATGTTAGTGAAGCGCCTTTTCCAGCTACCAGGCGGCATCCTGAAAATTGTCAGCGACAACCACGAGCGGTATGAGCCCATCATCCTTCAGCCTGATCAGGTCGAGCACATTTCGGTGGTTGGGCGTGTCAAGTATCGTTCCGGGATGGGAGATTTCTGAAGCTTGGAACGATAACGGCTGTAAGGACAACAACCGACCCCAAACCCGCCCTGCGGCGGGTTTTGCAACTTAGCAGAAGATCCGGACCTGCCGGCAACCAAGAAAGATAACGGGATGGCAGATTTACCGCGCGCTCAAGCAGAGGTTTTAATTGCGATGAGCAAATATGTCGGCAGCGATTTGCACCTGCAGCCGCGCAGGAATCACGCCGGGTACACGTCCGCCTCCGCCCGTCCAGATGATATGTTCGGGGCGACAATACCTGGCCTCACTGTAGAGTTGGAGTTGAAAGCCCCGTCTCTGATAGACGCCTGCAAGAACATCGCTTCGATCTACCTTTCGCGGCATGGCGTCAAGTATCGGGTATATCAGCTCGAGGTTCAGCCCGCTGCGAAACGCTCGCACAATGAGCCGGGGAACACCCTCTATGGCCCTCACCAGCACATCGGCGACTGCGCCCTAGAATACGACCATTCCAAGGTGTCGTGCTCGACACCCATAGATGATTTTTTTAGGCTATTCTGCGCAGAAGCGAACATCACTTTCACCGGGAAGATCGTCCTTCCATGACACTGAATTGCGCATGGTTGCGCCAAAACTTCGCATATGAGTGCCGCCAGGTCAGAACGGTGAATGGGGAACCTGCGCTCGAGGTTGGCACACCGTTCAGTTTCGCAGATGGCACCGCCATTGTTTTCTACATGGTTGAGCAGGGCACCCACACCCTGATTAGTGACAACGGCGATACCCTCGCTCACCTCAGTTCGGTCGGGCTGGATCCATTTAATCGACGAAGAGAATCGGCGATCCGCAATATTCTTGCGCCCTTCGGTGTGGCCCTTGAGGCAAACGGCGAGATCAGGGCCATCGGCGCATCCGTGGCAGGCCCGCATGTTGTCGCCACCTACATTGCAAGCCTTCTGGCCTTGGCTAGCCAAGAGCGAGGTTGGCTGGGCGTACCCGAGCAGGTGAATAACTTTGCAGATGAGGTGGAGCACTATCTCCGGCTATGGAAGCCAGCCGAGCAGATTGTTCGGCACCCCAAAGCAAAGGGAATCTCGCGACACGAATATACTTTCGACTTCCTTTGGGGCAATGAGTTGGTCGATGTTGTGACGCCAAGCCACCAAGCCACTGGTGGGCTAATGCGCAAACTCGGCGATGTCATGAGTGCGCCTGGAGAGCCGCCCATTGTCAGGGTCATCATTGATGACCGCGACGACTTTGAGCGCGCTGAAACGGAGAAGCAAATTATCGGCTCCATGGCTAGCGCAATGCTGTTTTCTAGCCTTACCAAGGCCGCAGGCACACAAACCTGGCATTAGGCCGCGACATGCCTACAAAGCCCACCTCGGTGGGCTTTTTTTATATCCCATCACTTCTTGATTGCGGCGATCAACCGCTCATTTAGGCCCACGCGGTAGAGAGTTGCCCCTACCAGCGTCAGCAGCGCCCTTTCCTTCCCCCTGATCGATGGATCGGACAGCAGCACGGCCAAGCCGGTGATCGCCTCGTCCACCTGCAGTTCTTCATCGTCATCCAGCGCCAGGCGCTCGAACTCGCGAATCACATCATCCGGCTCCATGGGCATCTCCTAGTGGCGTGTCGGTCAAGTGTAGGCGACGGCGTGACCCAACGAAGAATGCTTTCATCGCCTATAGCGCCTCTGGGTAAATACGGCCGAACTCGCGCATCTCGCTGAGTCGGATGCTGCAGACGTAGTTAGCAGCTCCATCGAGTCCGTGCTCCCTCATGGCCATCAGGATTGCTTCCCACCCCCGCCTCGCGGCTTGTTCGTCCGAGAAGTGGATCACCACGACCGGTCGGGTCAGGGAACTGCTGGGGAAAACCGCCAACTCGAACGCTGGCACAAACGACGGCCGCTCGAACTTGTTCGGTCTCGATACCCTGTACATCAGGGAGACGATCAATCGACGCAGGATTCCCCACTTGACCAAGCTGACAGCGAAGCGCCCATCTGGGCGTTCTATTCGCTCAAACGTTCCCATATCAAGGCCTATATCCGAAGAGCCCGGCCACCACACCGACAAGCGTTGAAAGCGCCACGGCGCCGACAACTGCTCCTATCACGCCGAGGGTCGTTCCATACTCACTCCCGAATTCCCATCCAATTTTGGCTCCGAAGATCAGGCCTGCCAGATAAGCCGCTTGGTGCAGTAGGCCGGGCTTCCCGTTTGCCATGATGCCTCCCAGTCTGCTTGTGCTTGTCGATCCAGTTTAGGTAACGGACGTCGCGGTTGTTTGGACACAACACTTGTGTTGCCGCGCCGCGAGCCGCGTGAACTGCAGTCAATTAGGCATCGCCTCACACGAAATATGGCATTGCCTCTTGACTATAGATATGGCAATGCCTAATATTAACTCCATCAACGCACCACTCGGTGCGTGTCAGCAGATGGAGAGCGACATGGTTCCAGAGGTAAGAGAGCGCCACCGCCCCAAGGGCACTGGCGGCATCTACACCCTGCGTGGCAAGAACCTTCAGGCTGTCACGGATCGCGCCCGCTCGCGCCTCAGCGCGATTGACGCCATGCGCAGCCCTTCCATGGGCCTGCCGCGCATGGATGCCTCTACCGGCGATCACATCGTCGAAGTCCGGTACTACGGTCTTTGAGGGGCGCGCCATGGCTACCACCGTCACGATTTTCCATAACGGCACCGAACTGAAGGTGTCCGGCAGCTACTGCCGCGGCTATGACGCCACGCTCGAGCAGCCCGGCGAGCCCGAGGGCTTCTATGTCGACACGATCACCGACAGCGGTGTCGATGTCACACACATCCACGATCTGGACGAGATTGCCGGCCTGGCGCTGGAAATCTACCTCGACAACGAAGCGGCTGAGGCCTGCGAGGCGGCTGACCGTCAGCGGGAAGAGCGTCGCTTTGCCTATGGGGTGGCGGTATGAAGCCGGCAATCACAAAGGGGCCGTGGCGCGTCGAACCATTCATCGTCGACGGCGAGACCGTCTCTATAAAGGTGCGCGGTCCCGCCAAGGACGATAACGAGCGCGGCCTCATCCTGGCCCAGACCTCGTATGCATCCGACGTGCAGCAGCGGATTTGCTATGTCGAAACCGAGGCTCAAGCGCTGGCGAATGCGCAAGCGATCGCCGCAGTTCACGACCTGCTGGCCGTCGCCATCGAGGTAGATCGCCTGCTCACCAAACAGAAGTGGATCGTCGACGGGCCGGACCCCGAGAGCCAACTGCTTGCGGCTGCACGCGCCGCCATCACCAAAGCCGTCGGAGAGCAGCAATGACAGCAGAACAAGCGGCAATGCGTCAGGCCCTGCGCCAAAACCTGCAGCGCGAACTTTTGCATGAGCTCCAACTGGCGCACCGGATGATCTTCAACGCGCTGGCGGTCATGACCCCCGAGCAGAAATCGGAGTGGGCCGCCAGGAACATCCTGAGCGGCAATGACAGCGAAGGCACTACCCGCGCCCATGAGCGTGAGGCAGTCATCGCCAGAGCCATGGAGGCACAACGTGTCTGAAGACAAGCTCCGCGAGGCTCAGGCTCGGAATCGCGCCCTTCACTACTACGTGCTGGGCTTGTTTGCGGTCATCGTAGCGACGCACGAAATCACTCTCTATCTCGGAGGTTGAACATGATCAGCAAAAACACGGATCTGCGCCACTTCGTGACCGGCGTGAAGCTCTCGCGCATCGAACGCATGGAAGCGCAGCTGCGTCACCTGGTCGCGTCGAATCAAGCCCAGCGCCAGCAGCGCAAGGCCGAGAACGCGCGCCGCGGCATCGCTCCGCGCGTCGTCATTGGCAGCGCGCACGTGCCGCCTGCCGTTGCCCGCGCATTCGCCTACATCAAAGTCGCTTGACTGCCCGCCATCCAAAGAGGAATCCATGGGAGCACCCGAAATCGAAGTTCTGGACCCGGTTCATGCTGAGCCGACTACTAGCCTCACCCTGTACGACGCCATCGAAGCCGGACTGACCGAGCTGCGCACGGCCGGCGCCGAGGCCTTCGACGTGAAGAACACCGAGGGCAACAAAGAGGCCCGTGAGTTCGTGCAGCGCTGCGTGAGCACGCGCACCGCCACGGAAGAGGCCTACACGCAGTGGAATCGCCCGATCCTTGCCGCGCAGAAACGGGTACGCGAGAAGCGCGACGAGATTCTTGCCGCCGTCAAAGAAATCGAGCAGCCGGTCAAAGAGCAGATCGACGCCGAGCAGAAGCGCAAGGACGAGGAACGCATTACCAAGGCCCGCGCCGAGAGCGCACGGATCAGCGTTCATCAGGCGTGCTTGAATGCGATCGCCGCCCTGCCGAAGGACTACCTCACCGCTTCGTCGGCGGACGTGTCAGCGGCCATCCGTGACCTGGAATCCCCAGAATACCTCGGCCAGCGCGACTGGGAGGAATATGCCGACCAGGCGAAGGAAGCTGTCGCCACTGCCCTGACGACACTGCGCGCTCACCTGGACAACGCCAAGGCGCGCGAGGAACTGGCCGCCATGAAAGCCCAACAGGAAGCCGAAGCCGCCGCCCGCCGCGCCGAGGAAGCCAAGGTCGAGGCCGAGCGCAAGCGCGTGGCCGGCATTAAGGACCGCATCCACGCGATCGAGATTGCCCCGACCACCTGCATCGGGCTGGGCACGAAGGCGATCCAGCAGCGTATCGATGCGCTGGCCCGGGAAGCGGCCGACGACTTCGCGGAATTCCAGGCCGAGGCCGGCGCTGCGATCGAAGCCGCGCTGGGCAACCTGAACACCATGCTGGCCGCCGCACGCGATGCCGAAGAGCTCGCCCAGCTGCGCGCCGACGCGGCCCGCCGCAAGCAGGAAGAGCAGGAAGCCGCCGAGCGCAAGGTGCGCGAAGAGCAGGACGCCAAGGCCGCTGCGGAGCGCGCCGAGCGCGAAGCCGAAGCGAAGCGCCAGGCAGAAGCCCGCGCAGCCGAGCAAAAGCGCCAGCGCGACGAAGCCGAGGCCCGCCGCCGCGAGAAGGAAGCCGCCGAGGCTGCCGCTCAGCGCGTGCGCGCGCAGGCCGAAACCCTGCTCGCCCTGCTAGTCGAGTCCCGCGCCCATGTGCCGGCCGGCGACCTGGCCGACCGCATCGACGCCGCCATCAATGCGGCCACCGGAGCCCAGCAATGAACCACGCTGAAATTGTTCCGCTCACCGAACTGACCTGCCAGCCGATTGACATGAACCTGATTCCGGGCCCGGCGCCGGAAAGCCTTGGGCAGCTGTTCGAAGCCCTGGCCAGCGCGCAGGGCGAGTTCATGCCCATCGCGAAGAACCGTACTGCCCACGTAATACCGGAAGACTCGCGCAAGGCGCCGTACTCCTACGACTACTCCGACATGCATGAGATCCGGGAAAAGACCACCCCCGCCCTGTCGAAGCACTCGCTGGCGCTCATGCAGATCGTCACGGATAAGCCCAACGGCGGCACGCACATTCGCACGATCATTGCCCACAAGTCTGCCGCACGCGTGGAGTCGTCCCTGAGCGTGGTACGCGGCGACGCGGACATCAAGACCTTCGGCGCCACGATCACGATCCTGCGTCGCTACATCGTGGCCGCCATGCTGAACGTCGCAGGCGAGGCGGATTTGGACGAGAGCCCAGACCCCAATGCAGGCGCCGGCCTGTCGCCGGTGCGGCCCGAAGTACACACCGGCATGCGCGACGCCACCAGCATCGGCGAACTGAGCAAGGTCATGAGCGGCCTGCCAAAGGACGAGCGCGCCAAGTACAACCCCTATTTTGAGCAGCGCATGCAGGAGCTGCGCGCGGCACAGGAGGCAGCGTGAGCGGGGCGCGCAGCATCCACCTGTCGCTGGACGTGAAGGGCTTTCTGGCCAACGCACCAAAGAGCCGGTACCGCGGCATGTTCCGCCACGACGACGGCCGCCAGATGACGCCGGACGAGGCCAAGTATCACCTGCTCGACGCGCTGGCCGCTGGCAACGAGTTCCTGCCCATCGGCAAGTGCGACAACTTCGACCCGAAGAGCGGATGCCTTGGCCACCCGATCGCGGAGGAATCGTGCGCCTCGTAACCTGTCAGCAGGGATCAAAGGAGTGGATCGCGGCCAGGGTCGGCGTTTGTACCGCCAGCATGTTCCGCACCGCCCGCTCGCGCAAGAAAGGTAGCAGCGAGCGCACCGAAGCCGCCCTGGACTACGCCTTCCGCCTGGCCGTCGAGATCCTGAGCGGCGAAGCGCTGGACGACAACTTCGAGACCTGGGCCATGCGCCGCGGCCACGAACTGGAGCCGGACGCACGCATCGCGCACCAGGCTGACATTGGCGTCTACGTGCAGCCGGTCGGCATGGTGCTGTCGGATGACGGGCGCTTCGGCGCCAGCGCGGACGGCTGGATCGGCGACGACGGCGGCGCGGAATACAAGTGCCTGGTGTCCCCCGCCGAACTGCGCACGACGCTGATCGGCCACGACCTGGCCAAGTACATGGACCAGGTTCAGGGGAATCTCTGGCTGTCCGGCCGCCGCTACTGGGACTTCGGAATCTACTGCCCGGCCATGAAGGCCATCGGCAAGGACTTCTTCCGCTGGCGCATCCAGCGGGACGAGGAATACATCGAAGCCATGGTTGCCGACTTGTTGGAGTTCGACAGCCTAGTGCAAGACAACGTGGCCGAGCTGCGCAAGCTGGCCGCCTGATCCACACGGAGACCGAATATGTGGTTCCGCAACCTTACCCTGTACCGCCTGCCCGACTTCAATTTGAGCGCCGAGGAACTGGACCAAGCTCTGGCGCAGCAGGCCTACATTCCGTGCACGGATCTGGAATTGTCCTCGCAAGGCTGGATCCCGCCGCGCGACGGCGGCAGCCTGGTGCACAGCGTCAACGGCCAGATGCTCATCACCCTGTGCATCGAGAGGAAGCTGTTGCCTGCCGCCGTGATCAAGGAAACCACCCAAGCGCGCGCCGCCGAGATCGAAGAGCAGCAAGGCTACAAGCCTGGTCGCAAGCAACTGCGCGAAATCAAGCAAGCCGTCACCGACGAACTGCTGCCGAAGGCCTTCAGCATCCGGTCCAAGATTTCCGCCTGGATCGACCCGGCCAACGGGTGGCTAGCTATCGATGCCTCCAGCAGTGCAAAGGCCGATACGCTGATTGGCTACCTGTTCAAGTCCGTCGACAAGCTGGAACTGGTAGCCCTGCGCGTCAATCAGGCGCCGGTGGCCGCCATGACGGAATGGCTTGCCACTGACACCGCGCCTGCAAGCTTCACGATCGACCAGGATGCCGAACTGCGCGCCACCGGCGAGGGCCGCGCCACGGTGCGCTATGTGCAGCACACCCTGGAACCGGCAGACGTATCTCGCCACATCGCAGCCGGCAAGCGCTGCACCCAGCTGGCGATGACGTGGAACGACCGCATCTCGTTCGTGCTGACCGACGGCCTCACGCTGAAGCGCGTTGCTGCTCTGGATGTCATCAAGGAGACCTCAGCAGGTACCGAGCAGACCGCCGACGAGGCTTTCGACGGCGACTTTCTGCTCATGGCCGGCGAGCTGGCCCGCCTTCTTTCCGATCTTCTGGACGCGCTGGGCGGCGAGCATGCCCCCGAGGCACCCGATGACCTGGTGTCCGCCGCGGAAGATGCGGAATCGCCGGCAGCCGGCGACGTAGACCCGCTCTACCCGCAGGCAGTGGAGGTGGTCCAGAAGGCCAAGCGCGCCAGCATCTCGCTGGTCCAGCGCCACCTACGGATCGGGTACAACCGCGCGGCCCGATTGCTCGAACTGATGGAGAGTGGCCGCATCGTCTCAGCCATGGCTTCTGATGGATGCCGCAAGGTTCTGGCGGAGATGCCGGCATGACGACGAAGGCATGGAAGGTCTGGACGCCCGAGGAAGATGCACTGCTGCGGGAGCGCTGGGCTGACAAGGTACCGACTAAGCGCCTGGCCGAGCTATTCCCGGGCCGGACCCCGGCGGCCATTTTGAAGCACGGATACGTGGCCCTCAGCCTGGGCCCGCGCGACTGCGGCCGCGAGAGCTTTTCCCCTGTATGGGAAGGCGTGAAGCGCATGCTGGCAGGCGGCAAGATGATGACGGCTGGGCAACTGGCCAAGGCGCTAAAGGTCACGCCGCACGCTGTGCAGGAATGCATGCGCGATCGCCACGGCACTGAGGTCCATGTCGGCGGCCATACCAAGGTGGCAGTCCATTCGACGCAGGTCAGCCGCTGGAAGCTTGGACCCGGGCCGGACGTGCCGCCGCCTCCGCGCAAGACCAAGAATGAGGTCAACCGTGACTACTCGCGCCGCATGCGGAAAGACCCCGAGTACTGCGCACGTCAGAACCTGCTGGCCCGGCGCCGCTACGCCGAGAAGACCGGGAAGCTCATCCGCCCGGATGCAGCCGTCAAGTGGATGCAGCAGGCGCCCCAGCATGGCGCCCAGCCGCTCCGGGCTGACGATTACCGAGAGGCTTCCATCGTCCGCGCGGCAGCCTTTCCGCAAGCTGGCCTGAGTCTGCTCCGCAGCGCCACACCAACCCACACGACGCCATGAGCAGCATCACAGCACTGATCGTCGTCGCCGCGGCTGGGGCGGTTTTCGCTGCTGTCGGCATCTACGCGGTAATCCGCCAGGCGGAATGGATTAAGGACAAGGACACTGAGAAATGAGCGAATCGACCACACCAGCACAGTGCCGGGACGAAGACTGGAACCTCGCGCGCGAATGCGGCCTGATGGCGGCAACGCTGGGCACCAACGCATGGGATGCCGCGCTGGCTCGCTTTGCTGAAAGCATCCGCACGCCTGCCGCAGCCAGCGAAGACGCCGGGGATACCGCCTACATGATTGGGCACGCGGCTGGTCGGGTGGCCAGCCAAAGCGCCGAGCCGTTCCAGCAGCGCGTGCGGCCGTGGATGCTGTCATGCTTCGGCGCCGAGATTGCCGCCGACCAGCAGGAGCGCAACCACCGCTTTCTCGAAGAGGCGCTGGAACTGGTGCAGGCATGCGGCGCCACGGCCAGCGAGGCGCACCAGCTCGTCGACTACGTCTACGGCCGCCCGGTCGGCGACAAGCACCAGGAAGCCGGAGGCGTGATGGTCACGCTAGCGGCGCTGTGCCTGGCGCAAGGACTGGACATGCACGCAGCCGGCGAAACGGAACTGGCGCGCATCTGGACGAAGCTCGAGCAGATCCGCTCAAAGCAGGCCGCCAAGCCGAAGCACTCGCCGCTGCCTGAGCATGTGCCGCCCGCTACAGGCGCAGACGATGCGCGCGACTTGCTGACCGCCGCATCCAACGCGCTTCGAAGCTACCAGTATGGCAATGCGGCACCGGATCTCGCTGAGTCCATTGCAGACCGCATCGACGCCGCCATGAGCGCCACGCCATCAGCAGCCAAGGGGAGCGAGTGATGGCACTCGACCACTGCTCTGCGCACAACTGGCACGCAATTCAGAACACGTTACATGTCCTCCCATTCAAACGCGGTGCGGCTATCAATCAGATGGATGGCATGTTCGCGCGCAGCATTGCGGGCGAGCGCGTCATCACGAAATACGCCCGGCGCAACAAGATAGTTCGTACGCCGATCAAAGATCGCGGCATCCGAACTGGATCCGTAAATCCGCACGTCGCCAGTCCAGCCATCGTCGTGAGAAGTGGCGGAGATCTCGAAACCAAAGGCTCCGTGCCGATGCAGCGGGCCGAGGGCGTCGTCGATCCATCGGATTCCCGCACGCACCGCAGCTTGAGAGGCCTCCTGTGCTGTTCTATAGACGTCCGGGCCAACGTCAACACGGTGATCCACAGATGCGTCAGCCTGGTGTTCGGTCACAACGAGCCGCGGGCCAAAGCGGCCGTCGGCCAGGATTTGCGGCTCACAATTGAGCGTGTGCCTCCGGTAGGTCTTCGTCATCGATCTCTCCCTCCAGTTTCGGGAATCCTAGCATGACCAAAGAACGCCCCATCCTCATCAGTGGCGCCATGGCACGCGGTCGTCGCTGCGGCCCGGTTAAGGCCATGCCAGCGCCCCACAAAGACCGCGCGAACCTGCCGTCAGTCACGGAAACCCATCGGCTTAGCCTCCTCGATCTCAGCAACAGCCACAACAGCCGCCAGCGGCACGCTAATACGAGCACTTTCGCGCTCGAACGTCAGGAAAGCACCGTCTGCATGAGCCTTCGAGCAGAGCACTTGGCACCACTCATCACTCCTGTTGTGACGCGTGAAGACGACCGGCGACACCTGTTGCCAATGCGTACCAGCAAGGATAACGATCGTGTTCATGGAGCCTCCTATGCTTGAGAGACCCATTCTATTCTCTGGAGCCATGGTGCGCGCCATCCTGGATGGCCGGAAGACACAGACCCGACGCGTCGTGAAGCTGCCGCACAACAACCCCCTTGGCGTGTGGGAGCCGACCACAATGGGCGGAGAGAACGGCGGCCGGACCGCCGCAGGCGAAACCGTACCGCTGCAGGGCGCCATCTGGCATACGCGCACCGGAGAGTGCCTGTGCAGCCCTTATGGCCAGCCCGGCGACCGCCTGTGGGTGCGCGAGACGTGGGCACAGCCGGTCCCGTTGGACCCGGGCCCCACAGTCTACCGAGCTGATTACCCGGCGTGCGTGCCGCCCGGCTACGAGCGCATTCCTACGGCCGACGAGATTACCTGGAAGCCAAGCATCCACATGCCGCGCGCGCTGTGCCGTCTGCGGCTGGAAGTCACCGGCGTGCGCGTCGAGCGGCTGAACGACTGCAGCGAGGCGGACGCCGTTGCCGAAGGCCTTCACATCTTGCCTGCAAGCGGTCGCTATGTCGTCAATCCTGGTGAGCAATACCTTGGCGCGGCTGACCATGACCCGCGTGTTGTCTACGCGGACCTATGGGATCGCATCAACGGCGCTGGTGCCTGGGACGCGAACCCTTGGGTGTGGGTGGTGGAGTTCCGGAGGGTTCAGAGTTGATCCTCGATCCACGCTTTCGCCCATGCGATGCCTGCCGCGACGGCAAGGTTGAACGTTGCATAGGAGCCCAGAGGCTCAGACGCTTCCAGAACGAGATGGTCCTTTTGCACGGTGCCAAAGGCTTCGAACGAGCCATCCGCCAGTTGCTTCGCAAAGCCACGAACTGTGTAGTCCTTGTAGCTCTCAATGCCCATGGTAGCCCCCTCCCGTTTTGGAGGATCGTAGCATGAAGCACCTGACCATCCAGACTCTCGACGGCGAGGCCGGCTGCATCCTCTCGGACTGCGAGCAGTACCGCTACCGCCTCTGGCGCGAGTGGGATGCCAGCCAGCCGGCGCTAGGTTTCATCATGCTCAACCCGTCGACCGCTGACCATCAGGTCAACGATCCGACAATCACCCGCTGCCTGCAGCGTGCGGTGGCTGGCAGGTATGGCCGGCTGGAGGTGGTGAACCTGTTCCCGCTGCGCTCAACGGATCCAGCCGGCCTGCTGACGCACGCAGCTCCGCTCGGCCGGGAGGATACGGCCAACGCCTCGATCATGGACGCGCTGGACCGATGCTCGCTGGTGATCTGCGCCTGGGGCGCGCACAAGGCGGCGCCAGCGCGCGCGGAAGAGGTGCTACGGATCATCCGCCTGCGCGGCCGCAGCGCCCTGCTCCATCACCTCGGGCTGAATCAGGGCGGCAGTCCGAAGCATCCGCTATATATCGCGGCCAAAGTCCGGCCGCAGCCTTTTACAGCATGACCGAAGCAGCACATGCCATGAGACAACTCGGAGAGATTGGGGCAAATCGATGGAATCCCTGACCTTGACCAAGGAAGAAATCACCGAAGCCACCGGCTATCGCCGCCCGGCGGAACAGCTTGCCGCCCTGCTGAAGGCCGGCATTCCTGCTGATCGACGCCCCGACGGGAGCGTTCGGGTATGGCGACATCACCTGGTCGGTATCGGCGGTAGCAAACCCAAAGCACCGCGCCGCCGGCCCGAACTCGCTTCTGACAGGAAGGCAGCATGATCGGTCGGCGCAAGAATGCCTCCCCTCTGCCATCGCGCGTCTATGAGAAGAACGGCGCCTGGTACTTCGTAGACATCCGTCGAAAGTGGCATAAGCTCTGCCGGGTGAGCGACGGCCTGACCGCGCTCTACACGGCTCTGGCCAGCATCAACCGAGACCGGGACGAGCGGCGAATGAACACCATGCCGGCCTTGGTCGACGCCTGGCTTCTCGCCAAGCTTGGCTCCTATGCGCCCAAGACGCAGGAGGAATATAGGCGCATGGCCACGTTCATCCGGTCGGAGTTCGATGATCAGTGGCTCGTCGAGGACGTGGAGCCCAAGGACATCGCCCGTTTCCTGGACAAGCATTTCGAGGCGAAGCCGAATGCCAGTAATAAGTACCGGGCGCTGCTATCAGTGATGTTCACCTTTGCCGTCCGGAAGGGGCTTCGGAACGCCAATCCCGTGACGGAAGTTGCAGGGGCTACCGAGGGCAAACGTGACCGCTACATCACCGATGCGGAACTTCAAGCCGTGCGCGCCGCGGCGTTGCTCGGAAACAACAACAAGCCCACGCCGTCCGGCGCACCCATCGTCGCGCTGATCGACTTGGCCTACCAAACAGCGCAGCGGATCGGCGATCTGCTGGCGCTGAACTGGTCGAACGTTTCGGACGAAGGAATCATGTTCCACCCAGCAAAGACGGTGAACAGTTCCGGCGTTCGGATGCTGATCGAGATGACGCCAGATCTACAGGCGACGCTGGATAGCGCGAAGGCAGGCAAGGTTAAGGCCATCGGGCCGGTGATCTGCACGCAGAGCGGCGGACGATTCACGTACAGCGGCGCACAGACAGCGTGGAAGCGAGCTTGCCAGCGCGCTAGGCAGCGGTATGAAAAGAGCTGCGCGGAGAGTGGGGAAACTCCTGACCCGCGACACTTGGTAGGGATGCACTTTCACGACTTGCGTGCTAAGGCCCTGACGGATCTGCGCAGACAAGCCGGCGCCGCGGCGGCCCAAGCGCTAGCCGGGCACACAACGGCGGAAATGACCGCGCACTACACCAAGGCGCGCGAGATCGAGCGTGTTCGCCCAGTACGAAAGCATCCCTAGCTAGGATTTTCCGGAGTTTTGAGCGAGAACGCCAGCTTTCCTCAACCGCCGCAGCGCGTCCTTCACCGCCACCTCCATTTCCACGTGGCCTTGTTTCAACACGGCCGCGTAACTGGTTAGTACTTGCAGATGAGACCTAGCGACATGCTGGGCTGCTGGCGTGGGACTCTGGAGCGCAAATGCGTCAGCATTCTCAAAGCGCTCGACCATCGCGTTATTGAGTCTGAACGAGTCGATCAGCCCTTTTGCCCCTGCGTAGGCAACGATGAGCGACTTTCTCAGATCGTCATCGCGCAAATGGCCAAGGAATACCGCATTGCTGTGGAATACGGTGAAATAGTCGTTTGAGACCGGCCAGTACGCTTTAAATGGCTGTCCGCTCGGCAGCGCGGCAATGTCATTCCCGACTCCAAGCAA